GCCATTCGTCCCCCCCTGTGCCCGAACTAGGACCGGTCGCGCATGAGCAACGTCGAGAAGGCCACGCGGACGGAGCTGCGTAGGCTTGGTGTGTCGGTGCAGACCTCGGCGACGGCGGCATTGGCGGTGGCGCTGGCGGCGCAGATCGACCGGGCTCGTGGTGCGGTTGCTGCGGCTGCTGCCGCGGCGCAGCATCGGCTGCTGATGCAGGATCTGCGGGCGAAGGCGGAGGCGGTGAAGCCGACCAGGGACGGGATTGATGACCTCGCTACTCGACGTGCCGAACGGCGTGGCAGCGCCTGAGCTTGGTGACCAGGCTCCGCGGATCCGTTGCGTCCCGTCGTACGTGTCGTCGGCTGGCCCGGAGGTCCGGGAGCTTGCGGCTCGTGCTGGGTTGGTGCTGGATCCGTGGGAAGCGCTGGTCATCGACGACGCGCTGGGGGAGCGGAAGGATGGCAACTGGGCTGCGTTCGAGGTCGGCCTGGTCGTCGCCCGGCAGAACGGGAAGGGTTCGATCGTCGAGGTGCGGGAGCTGGGCGGTCTGTTTCTGCTGAATGAGCCACTGATCCTGCATACCGCGCATGAGGTGAAGACCGCCGGTGAGGCGTTCCTGCGGATCAACGGGCTGATCGCTGACAACGACGAGTTCTCCCGCCGAGTGAAGCGGGTGAACCGATCGCACGGCGAGGAGGGCATCGAACTACGCGCGACCCCGACGATCATCCTGGGTGCTGGAGGTCGAAAGATCCGGCGGAGTGTCGCGCCGCGGCTGCGGTTCCTCGCCCGTTCCCGGGTGGCGGGCCGGGGGTTCACCGGCCGGGTCGTTATCCTCGATGAGGCGTTCGAACTGGCGGACACGTCCATGTCGGCGCTGCTCCCGACCATGTCGGCGCAACCGAACCCGCAGCTGTGGTATACGTCGACACCTCCGAACCAGTTGAAGGACAAGAACGCTCGGGTCCTGGCACGGCTGCGGAAGCGGGGGCTGGCTGGTGGTCGCCGACTGGTGTACCTGGAGTGGTCGGCGGCTGAGCGGTCGGCGTTGAGCGTGGCTGATCGGGTGGCGTTGCGGTCGGACCGGCGTGCGTGGACGATGGCGAACCCGGCGCTTGGCATCCGGATCACCCAGGAGTTCATCGAGTCTGAGCTTGGCGCCCTGGACCCGACGGATTTCGAGGTCGAGCGGCTTGGGATCGGTGACTGGCCAACGGATCTGGACGATGCGTGGGCGGTGATCCCCAAGCGTGTGTGGGATGGTCTGGCCGACAACGACTCGGAGCTCGAGGATCCGGTGTCGTTCGCGGTGGATGTGAGCCCGGAGGCTCGCAGCAGTTCAGTTGCGGTTGCGGGTCGCCGTAGCGACGGGACACTGTTCGTGGAGCTGCTCGACCATCGGCCTGGGACCGCGTGGGTCAAAGATCGACTGCACGAACTCGACACGCAGTGGGATCCGTGCGCGATCGTCATCGACGTGGGCGGGCCGGCCGGGTCGATGACACAGGAGCTGAAGGACTCCGGACTGCGGATCGTCAACCCAAAGGTCGGCGAGATCGCGCATGCATGCGGGCAGTTCTACGACGCGGTGACCGACTCGAAGACCCTGCGGCACCTTGGGGATGTGGCGAGTCAGCGGCCGTTGCGTGCGGCGCTTGCGGGGGCTCAGAAGCGGCCGCTTCGGGATGCGTGGGCGTGGGACCGCAAGCATCCGTCGGTGGATATCTCGCCGCTGGTCGCAGTGACGCTGGCGGCGTGGGGGTTCATGACGTTCGGGATGGAGCTCGGCCCGTCCGATGTGACGGTCGGGGCGATCTAGCAGGAGGTGGCAGATGGCGGACGCTGTCAAGCAGGCCCGCAATGGCAATGTCGGTGTGGCTGGGGAGCAGAACAGTGCGCAGCCGGGCCCGGACGCGACGAGTCAGATCACCTCGACGAAGCGGCAGGCGGAGGCGGCCGCGAACCGGCGGAAGAACGAGGCGGCGGGACTGATTCAGTCCCCGCAGGGTTCCGGCGTGGCCGGCCACCAGATCGGCGGCGGTGGGGACATGTTCGGGTGGGATGCGGGCTTGGCGATCAACGACGTGGAGGGGGGCGGGTCCGGGTGAGCCAGGACACCGGCCAGCTCGCCCCGGGACTCCAGCAGACCGCCAGTGAGGTGCGTTCGGGGTTGGCGTCGTCGAAGTCGAAGGCGGATGCGCAGCAGGCCGACGCGCACCGGTTCATCGTCTCAAACGGCCACCAGGTCGTCGGCGGCCACGCTGACGTCGGGGACGGATCGGCGGACCGTGGCCGGCAGGCAGGAGGGTACTGACATGGCGACCCGGAAGAGTCGGAAGGGTGGCACGGCGGCTGGTGCGCCGCTCGGGTCGGGGGCGAACTTCAAGGCGGTGGAGGCCAGTGCTGCAAAGTCCGGCGCGAGAAATCCCGCCGCTGTGGCCGCGGCAGTGGGCCGGCGGAAGTACGGGAAGGCGACGATGGCGAAGCTGGCGGCAGCTGGCCGGCGCAAGTCTGGCGGCCGCGGCGGCAAGGGCAAGTAGCCGAGCCCGGACCCCCGCGGTCCAGATCCTCATCGCGGTCGGTGGGATGCTCGGCGGCGCGGCGCTGATCAGCCGGGTCGCGCTGGGGATCATGCTGATCGTCGGGTGCGCCATGGTCGGGGTGGATGGGCTGCTGCGGGAGTCGCCGGATGCTCGGCCGGTCCCGACGAGCCATGAGGACGTGCTGGAGCGGTACCGGAGGGCGAGATGATCAAACTCGATGAGTTGCTCGAGGACGTTGAAGAAGTCCGCCGACTGACGATCCAGCCGGGCGACATCCTCGTCTTCCGGTTCAAGCACCGCCTGCGCGTAGACACCGCTAATGAGATTGGCGAACACCTCAAGGCCAAGCTCGGCGAGGACGTGAAGATCCTGATCCTCGACCAGGGCACTGCGATCGACATCCTGGAGAAGACCGACGGTGCCTCGCCTCCTTGACCGGCTCGCGGATCGTTACAGCCTGCGCCAAGGCTTCTGGGAGGGGATGGCCTCCGGTGCCGCCGTCTACATGGGCAACTACGGCGACCCCGGCAAAGAGAAGGCCGTCACCAACCTGGTCGGGATGGCCAGGGACGCCTACCAGTCCAACGGGGCCGTGTTCGCGGTCATCCTGATCCGCTTGGCGTTGTTCTCTGAGGCCCGGTTCGTGTTCCAGAGCCTGGTCGACAAGCACACCTACGGCAGCCAGGACCTCAAGATCCTGGAGGAGCCGTGGCCGAACTGCACCACCGGCGAGCTGCTGGCGCGGATGGAGCAGGACCTGTCGCTTGCGGGGAACGCCTACATCTGGAAGGCCGACGACAACCGCCTCGTCAGGTTGCCGCCGGATGAGGTCACGATCATCTCCCGGGAGATCCAGGGGCCGACGGGGCACTACCGCGAGATCGTCGGCTACGACTGGGACCCCACCCCCGTCCAGAACGTCGCACCGGGCGAGTCGAACCGTTCCCCCCAGGCGCAGACGTTCACCGTGGAGGAGATCGCGCACTGGTCGCCGTATCCGGACCCGAGGGCGAACTTCCGTGGCATGTCGTGGTTGACGCCGGTGTTGCGGGACACGCAGGCCGACACGGCGATGACCAGCTACAAGATCGCGTACCTGGAGAACATGGCGGCACCCAACCTTCTGCTGAAGTATCAGCAGAAGCTCCGCCCGGACACGGTGGACTCGATCGGCCAGCGGATGCACGCCAAGTTCGGCGGGTCGAACGCCTTCAAGACGTTCGTGCTCGACCAGGGCGCCGACGCCACGGTGCTGAACAACTCGCTGGATTCGATGGCGTTCGCGGAGACGCAGGAGGCCGGCGCGAACCGGATCTGTTCTGCGGGTGGGGTCGACCCGATCCTGATCGGCCTGCTGACGCTGGGTCGGGCTGCGGTGACCTACGAGCAGGCGATGCGTAGGCTCGGGGATGTCACCCTGCGGCACATGTGGCGGACCGGGTGCGCGGCGCTGCAAAAGCTCGTCCCCGGCGTCCCCCCAGCGGGGGTGCGGTTGTGGTACGACACCTCGGACATTGCGGCGCTCCGCGCTTCGGAGACTGAGCGGGGGCAGACCAGCCAGGTGCAGGCCGCCGCGCTGCTCACCGTCGTGCAGGCCGGGTACACGCGCGAGTCGGCGGTCGCGTTCCTGTCGTCGGGGGACGTGAGTCAGCTGGTCCCGGAGCCGCAGGCCCCACCGCCGGGAGTGTCGGGTCGGGAGACCACGTCGGAGAAGATCACCCCGCCGGCGGCCGCCAAGCCGATCACCGATGGGAACCCGGGCGGTGAGCCTCCACGGCCTAGCCAGAAGGTCGGACCGCCGACGGGGAACGGGAAGGGTCCGACCCCCAAGCAGATGCGGCCGATGCCACCCGCGTTACTCCGTCGGCCCTAACCGATCACGATGTCGCCGCGAGCTTCAGCCTGCTCTCTGGCCCAGAGGTTCCACTTCGCTTGAAGGTCGGCCATCTTGGCCTTCCACTCGGCTGTGTGGACCAGGCCGTGCGCGACCTCGTTGTTGTAGCGGGACAACTCATGGAAGTCCTGTTCGGTCCAGCCGGGCGGCAACCAGCGCTCCTTGTGGCGGCGCATCATCCGCTCCGAGTGTTGGCGAGTGCATTGAACCGGGCGGCGAACTGGCGGGCGCTGGACTGATGCTTCGGGTCGCCCTTCAGTTCGATGAGGATCGTGTACGCGTCGTCCGCGCCGATGATGGTGAGGAAGATCTGCCGCTCGTCACGCTTCTTCTTGAAGGCGAGCGCGAACGGGCCGGTGAGCAGCATCCGGGTGGCGGTGTACCGCTTCTGGAGTTCGCCGACGGATTCCACGGTGGCGTGGGCGCCGGCGACGGGGCCGCTCTCACCGCGTCCTGACACAGTGCCGTTCTTGACCTTGATGCCGAACAGGCGGGCTTGCGCTTCGAACTGCTGCCGTTCGACCCAGCCTAGCGTCTTGCTCATATCGTTCCCTTCTGGGGATCTACTGGTGGCGTTCTAGATACTCGGCAAGCAGCCGAAGACGCTGCGGGTTGTCGTTGACCCAGCCGAGGATGAGGTTGCAGTCCTTGCAGAGAACTCCTCGAACGGCGTTGGTCTTGTGGTCATGGTCGATTGCCATACGAGGGGTGCGTCGTCCACACACGTCACAGCCGGCACCGTTGCGTAGCTGATCGTGGGCCTGTACGCCCTCCTTTCCATACAGCCGGCGGACTATTTGCTGCTTCCGGGCAGCCTTGGCGTGTGACAGCTGATTCCAGGTGGACACATATGCAGCCCAGCATCGCTTGCAGCGGCCTCCCCGACCACGAAAGCCCTTCTGCAGTTTTGGGAACTCATCCCACGACTTGAACTCGCCGCAGGTCGTGCAGTGCCGCCCGACATCGGTTGCCGCATCTCGCATCTCGGCCAGCGTCATCCCGTTGGCGCCGCGACGGGCGTCCGGCTTCCTCCTAGTAGTCATGCGGCATTGTATCAGCTTTTGCTGCTGGATGTAAGGCGGGTGGAGGTGACCCCGTGGCGTTGGCTCACGAAAAGGTCGGGCACACAGAGCAAGGGCTCTGGCATCACAAAGGGATGCAGCTGCCAGCCTTCATACAAAGAATCGCCAACGACCTGATCCACGAACGGGGCATGCCGGAGTCGGAGGCGATCGCCACCGCGATCTCCCAGTGCAAGCGGTGGGCCGCCGGCGGCGAGAACGTCAAGCCAGAGACCCGCGCGAAGGCTGCCGCGGCGATCGCCGAATGGGAAGCGCTGAAAGCCAAGAGCAAAGCAGGATCAGGATCGCACGGGAGGGCGGACACGCCGATGCCGTACACCAGAAGCTTTCCGTTGGAGGACATCTCCATCGCCAGGGACGGGAGCGGCAGAGTCGTGGACGCCTACGCCGCCGTGTTCAACACCCCCGCCAAGGTCAGAGACCAGGACGGCACCTACGAGGAAACCATCGACCCGACCGCGTTCAACCGCACCCTGGAACACCGCCGCCGCGCCAAGGGTGGCGCGTTCCCGGTGCTGTTCAACCACGGCATGACCCTGTTCGGCACCCCCTCTGAGCGGTACGCCGTCCCGATCGGCGTGTCGGAAGAGGTTCGCGTGGACGGCAACGGCCTGTTCACCCGTTCCCGGTTCCACCGCACCCAGGCCGCCGACGAGATCCTCGAGGCGATCCGAGACGGCTCCATCACCGGCTACAGCTTCCGCGGCGACTTCCTCCGCTCCGACCCGGTCGCCCCTCGCGGCGGATTCCGTCCCGACCACGCCGGCCGGCTCCAGACCGTCCGCCGGACGGAACTGTCGCTCGACGAGTACGGCCCGGGGACGTTCCCGGTCTACAAAGGCGCAGAGATCGTCGGGGTCCGGGCCGAGCAGGCCGCACTCATGCTCAGCGCGCTGGCCCCCGGCGAGTTCGACAGGCTCGCCACCATGTTCCGGTCCGGCACTCCACTGGACTCGCCACCTGGCACTCCAGCAGATCCGCCGGCCGACGACACCCCCGAACAAGGATCGGGGCCCGTCACCGAGGACCCGTCGCCACTGCGGCACTCCGTTCGGCCACCACATCTGGAACTCCAGGCCCAGCGGGCCAAGTTCCTGATCAAGCACGGAGGAGGTCACATCGGTGCCTGACATGCGCACCCCCCCGGTCATCGGCGTCCGCGCCGACGGGCGCCCCATCTTCCTGATCGCCGGCGGCGACGGAACCGGCGAGCCCACCCAGACCCAGGACCAGCAGCCGCAGACCACGCAGGGCCAGAACATGTACCGCACCCTGCAGGAGATCGACGGGCGGCAGGCCGCGATCCGCACGGAGCTGCAGACCATCGACGTGCTCCCCGAACCGACCGACGAGGACGTCAACTGGCAGGGCACCCTCATCCAGGAGTACGACCAGCTTGAGGACCGCGCCCGGCCGCTCCGCCGCCGCATGGCCGACATCGACCGGGTCCTCCGCGCCCGCCAGGACCCCGACAACCGCGAGGACGGCGCCCCCCGCTCAGGCGGCAACGGTGGCGGTCGGCAGGCTCCCGACGTGTACGTCCGTTCGGGCCGCGACCCGTTCGAGGAGCTCGACAAAGTCCGCCGTGGCCTCGTCGGCTCCAGTGATCTCCGGGTCCGCGCACAGCTGGCGATCGAGACCGACGCCAAGCGGTACGCGCTCGCCGACGCCTCCTACGCCGAGACCGCGACCCGCCGGGCCGAGTCAAGCCCCCGGATCGCCAAGCACATCCTGCTCACCGGTTCCCCGGAGTACCGGGACGCGTTCGCCGAGTATCTCCGCGACCCGGAGAACCTGAGCCGCGAACGTTCCATGACCCTGACCGCCGCCTCCGGCGGCTACCTCCTGCCATATGTCCTAGATCCGACGATTGTCCTGACTAACAACGCTTCGGCCAATCCGTTCCGACGGATCAGCCGGAACGAGCAGACCACCTCCAACGCATGGCAGGGCGTCTCCTCGGCCGGCGTGACCGCCGCGTGGATCACAGAGACCACCACCGCCGCCGACATGTCCCCCACCATCGGCCAGATCCAGATCACCCCCACCAAGGCCGCCGCCTGGGTGTTCGGCTCCTACGAGGCCCTTGACGACACCAACTTCGGGGAGCAGCTCCCCGGCCTGCTCGCCGACGCCCGCGACCGGCTCGAGTCCGCCGCGTTCGCAACCGGGTCGGGCACCAACCAGCCACTCGGCGTGGTCGCCGCGCTCGGCACCGGCTCCCGTGTCGCGCCCACCGCCACCGGCACCGCCTTCAACGGCACCGCCTCCATCCCCGACGTCTACAACCTCCAGGCCGCCCTTCCACCCCGGTTCCGCAACAGCCGCAACGTCGGCTGGATCGCCAACATCATCGCCATCAACAAGGTCCGCGCACTCGACCAGTACGGCGGCAGCGCGTTCTGGGCGAACTTCGGGTCGGACACCCCCGAGCAGCTGCTCGGCAAGTCGATCTACGAGGCGTCCGACATGAACGCCACCATGACCGGCGCCTCCGGCGCGACCGGGACCGGGTCGGTCACCCTGCTGTTCGGCGACTGGCAGCAGTTCATCGTGGTCGACCGAGTTGGGGTTAGTATGCTGTACGAGCCTTTGATCAAGGGTGCGAGCAATGCCCAACTTCCTACTGGTCAGGCCGGTTGGTACATGTTTTGGCGAACTGGGAGTTCTGTCAGTACTACGGCAGCTTTCCGGTATCTGACGATCTCGTAGTTCGTCCGGTTCAATCCCTGTCGGACCTCTATGTGATAATGGTGAGGCCGGGAGAGTCACCTCCCGGCCTCGGGCCACCACCCTGACAAGGAGGGCAACGGCCATGAAGGAGCGTACCTGTTCGGTCTCCTGGTGCGACCGGAAGCACCACGCGAACGGTCTCTGCCGTACCCACAACGAACGGCGGAGGAAAGGACTCGACCTCGACACTCCGTTCCGCCAGTACGAACACGGCGAGCGACTCTGCAAGGTCGAGGGATGCGGGCGTCCTCGGACGCCCGCACGAGACCCCGACGCGAAGACATGGACATCCGGATCAGCTGGCTACTGCCCGATGCATCTGACGCGTGTCGCGCGAAACGGCTCTGCAGGGGACGCCGCTCCCCTGAGAAAGCCAAAGGCGCGGACTGCCGGCCTCCCTCGGCTGGAGCGGGCACCAAATGGTTCTCCGCAGTGGAACAAACCCGAATACAAACGCGAGTATCGGCTGCAACTCGACTACGGCATGTCCCATGACGACCTTTTGGCGATGCTTACAGCGCAGGAGAACCTGTGTGCGATCTGCGGACGCGCCCTAGCTCGGGAAGCGGACCCCCGGAAGAAGCGTGAGTTCGCCATCGACCACGACGCGGTGACGGGCAAGGTCAGAGGGCTTCTCTGCCATGGGTGCAACAAGGGGATCGGGTTCTTCAAAGACGATCCTTGTCTGCTCGCCAGGGCGATCGTCTACCTAGCAACCACCTCGGGTGATCCCTGCCTTCGCGGCTATATGGGGCAACCGAGGCCTGTCGCATGGGAAACGTTAGTCCAGGCGATGCGTCGCTAACGCCTTAGCTTCAACCCCACCTATCCCAACAACGGCCGTCGGGCCGGCCCGGTCTCCCATGTCCGGGTCGGCCCGACTACATGGGAGGCCCTATGCATCCACTGACCGTCGCTCGTGCCGCCATCCAGGAGCATGCCGCGCTCCAGAAGGAGGCGGAGCTCGCCAGCCTGCTCGCCGTCCTCGCCGAACTTGAGCCGAAAGTGATCGTGGAGATCGGCTGCGATGCCGGCGGGACGTTGTGGGCGTGGCGGCAGCTTGGGCCGCGTCGGTTGCTTGGGGTGGAGCTGCCGCGGGCGGGGTTCCATTCCGGGAAGCCGTTGGAGCGTCACGGCGCCGAGGTGATCATCGGCGACAGCCACCAGCAGGACACCCACGACCAGCTTGTGAAGCTGCTGGACGGGGAGCAGGTGGACTTCCTGTTCATCGACGCGGACCACACCTACGACGGTGTGAAACGCGATTTCGAGCTGTACTCGCCGCTGGTCCGTCCGGGTGGGGTGATCGCCCTGCACGACATCTGCAACCACCCGAGGATGCCGGAGGTGCAGGTGGGTCGGTTCTGGCTGCGGCTCCGTGAGGGGCAGGAGACGGAGGAGTTCATCACCGACCCGCCGACGTGGGGTGGCATCGGCGCGCTGTGCTACCAGCCCGCGGAGGTGCCGGCCTGATGCGGACCCTGGTCATCGGCGGGATCGCGCACGCCCCAGACGGCAGCGGCTACTACCGGTTTTTCCTGCCGTTCAAGCATCTGGGTGCCAACTCCCACCACATCGCCGGGATGGCCCCTCCCGGCCCGCAGCCGCCGATCACCCCTGAGGATGTCGGCCAGCTCGACGTGTTGGCGCTGCAGCGTCCCGCCGGGCGGCAGGGGACGCGGCAGCTGGAGCGGATCGTCGGGAAGGTGAAGCTGGTGTACGAGATCGACGACGACATGCTCCAGGCCGAGCCGTCGGGGTTGCCGCACCTGTACGACGAGCAGACCCGCGCGTCGATCCGGCGGTGTCTGCGGCTGGTCGACCTGGTCACCGCGTCCACGCCGTACTTGGCGGAGCAGGTCCGTCCCTACAATCCGAACGTGGTCGTGCTCCCCAACTGCATCAAGGCTGGGCTGCTGGACATGCAGCGGCCCCGGCGGGACCGGCTGACGGTCGGGTGGGCCGGCGGGACGAGCCATCTGGTGGACATGGTGACGGTCGCCGACCCGCTCCGCACGGTGCTCGAGCGGCACCCGCAGGTGGAGATGCACTGGATGGGGTTCGACTTCTCCCCGCTGGTGCAGCGGACCTGCCGGTGGACCCCGTGGCAGGCCGACGTTGGCGATTACTACAAGCAAATCGACTTCGACATCGCGATCGCCCCCTCAGCGGACGTGCCGTTCAACCGCAGCAAAAGCGCGATCCGTGCGCTGGAGATGGGCGCGCTCGGCATCCCGATCGTCGCGGCCAACCACCTGCCCTACTCGGACTATGTGATCGACGGGAAGACCGGCTATCTCGTCGACGGGCCCGACGAGTTCCAGGCACGGCTGACCGAGCTCATCAACGACCCTGATGCGCGGGCAGAGTTGGGCGCGGCGGCGAAGGAGCAGGCGGCGACCTGGACGATCCAGGAGCACTGGCGACTGTGGGAACGCGCATACGAAAGCGTCATGGGTGAGGAGGCCACTGGTGGCACGCAGGGTGAAGATGGAGCTGACCCAGCCGGTCAGTGAGCCGGACGGGACCGTGGTCTGGCAGCCCGGCGCCCAGTTCGACCAGGACGACCCGGCCCTGGACGATCTGCCGCCCGGGCATGTCCGTCCCGTCGTCGTGGAGATCGACGAGCCGCCGGCAGCGGCAGCGGCAGCGGCTGCGTCAGGCCCGACCGAGGTGCCGGCCTCGGAGCTCGAGCGTCTCCGGGGCCAGGCTGAGCGGCTCGGCGTCAAGGTGGATGGTCGCTGGTCAGCAAGCAGGCTTCAGCAGGAGATTGCCCAACACGAAGGGAGCAGTACATGAGCAAGGGAAAGCGGATCATCGTCGCGCTGGCCACGGCCGCCGCGCTCACCGTCGGTGCCGCTGGCACCGCGCTGGCCGGCTCGCCCCACTTCGTCGACGACCAGCTCACCGCCACCCGCACCGGTGACACCCTCACCGTCAGCGGGAAGGAAGCCGGGCTGGGTTCTGAGGAGAGCGTGCATGTCGTGGTGGAGGCGAAGGCCGCCTGCCTCAACCCCGGTGAGAACTTCCCGCAGGCCGCCAACAAGGAATCCTTCTCCGCTGCGGGTGACTTCCCCGTGACCAACGGCAAGGCGTACTTCGAGGTGACGGTGGTGTTCACGTTCCAGCCGAAGTGCGTCCCGCCGATGCGGTTGGTGATCGGCGACGTGACGGTCACCGATACCAGCAACGGGATCTCCACCACGATCCCCGGCGAGTTCTGAAAAGGCCCGCTGACCTGCTAAAATAGCAAGAGAAGCGGCCCGGCGGCGCTTGCGACGCCCCGGGCCATGGCCAACACCTTCAGAGAGGTGCGGCATGCTCGATGTTAACCGCGCTGGCTACGCAGCCGCGCACCGGCTCATCGCTGCTGGGCTGTGGATCGTTGACGCTGAGGCAGGCACGGTCACGGGCAGCAGATATGGCAAGCAGCTAGGCCGCACCAAGCCGGTGGGTTACTACGTCAGAATCTACGTCAGAGAGAACGGGGCCAGGGTCGGCAACATCTCTGCCCACCGGCTGATCTGGGAGCACGTCAATGGCCCGATCCCTGATGGCTTAGAGATCAACCATCGCAACGCCATCAAGAATGACAATCGGCTAGCGAACCTGGAACTTGTGACCCCAGGCGATAACAACAGGCATGCGTTCGCCCTTGGATTAATGACTCTCCAAGGCGAGCACAACAACAATGCCAAGCTCACCAAACAGGATATCCACGATATCCGCCAGGCCCTGGCTGATGGCGAGATGGGCGTGACTCTTGCTCATCGATATGGCGTGACCAAGGGGGCCATCAGCCTGATTCGTTCCGGGAGGCTCTGGTCGCATCTCGACGACCCTGCCAGGCACATTCTAGACAAAGGAGCACATATGCCCAAGGGTTCTGCGTGGCAGTGGATCGTCGACGTCACCGACCAGTCCGGTACGCATCCGGAGAAGATCATCGGCTCCTGCAACGGCACGTTCGCCAGCGCCACCTACTACAAGGACGACGGGTACGGGAACCTGATCGTCCCGGACGGCAGCTTCATGGCCGACCCGTCCAGGGTGGCGTGTGAGGAGCAGGCGGTCGAGGCGTGGGCGATCGCCAACTACCCCAACCGCACCTAGGAGTTGCGGGTGGCGCTGTCTGAGGCCAGCATCCTCCAGAAGAACCAGGGATCGTTCGAGGCGGCCAGTGGTATAGCGACGCTGCCTTCGGGCACGACCGATGGCAGCACGGTCCTGATCATCGCCTGGGCGAACGGACTTGCTGGTCAGTTGCAGATTCCAGCCGGGTTCGAGCAGGATATCGTCCCGATTGGTCTGGGCAGCTCGGATCTTTATGCCTGGCGTCGCAAGGGCGTGCCGGCTAATGAGTCGTCATGGACGGTGCAAACTATTGGCGAGACGGGCCTCATTCTATGGTTTGCCTACGAGATCAATGGCGTTGATTTCACGGAGCCGCTGGACCAGTGGCAGACCCACGGCGCAACCGGGGTCACGTCCATCTCGACCGGCACGACCCCACAGACGAGCGTCAGCGACATTGCGTGTTTCGCGGTACATGGGGCGTTTAGTCTGACCACAATCTCTGGGCAGACCAACGGCTTTGTGGAGGGCGAGGAGCTGTCGCAGTCGAGCGTCACGTATGGCGATGCGACGGTGGCGATCTCCCGGCTGTATCCCGGGGCGGCCGGACAGTACGAGTGCACCGCGACGCTGGGTGCGGCAGCCACGGCGCTGGGCACGATGCTGGTCTACCGCGCCGTCGGGGAGCTGCCGGTGGACCCTGGCGGTGAGGTCCTGACGGGATGAGCCGATGAGTAACCTCTACCTCACCAACACTGACATGTCCGGGGTGACCCCCTCGGGGACGGAGACAACCCGCCACAAGCTGAATGGGTCAGCAGGGGCCGCCTCAACGGCGCGGAACAAGAACTGCGCGGCGGCACCGCCGCTGAAGATCACCGATAGTGCCGCCGCCGGGACCGACGGGTCAAGCATCGCCTGGTACTCCGAGCAGCTTCAGGCCGTGACGATCGCCGGGCAGATCGTCGCGTCGCTGTGGGGCCGGGAGTCGGCCACTACCGCAAACGCCGCGCCGAGTATCGGCGTGTACCGCTGCGACCAGTTCGGCGCCGAGCTCGCCACGATCGCCGACCCGGCCGGCGCCCAGGGCGGCCTGGAGTTCGCGACCACCGCCGGTGGCGCGACCAAAACCTGCACGATCACCGCGGCAAACGTGGTCGACACCGCTATCGCGGCCGGTGAACGGCTGAAGGTCGCGCTCTTCATCGACAACGCGGTCGACCAGGGCGGCTCGGGAACGATGGGCACCACGCAGAACTGCCAGTTCTGGGTGAACGGCCCCAACGGCGCGGCGGGACAGTCCCAGATCGCGTTCACCGAGACGATCCTGTCGCTGGTGCCGGTCATCTCCGGGGCGATCAAACCAGCCATTGCGGGGCGGCCGACGAACCCAGGCCGCGAGGCCCCGTCGATCCTTTCAGGAGGCTAATGCCGTGGCCCGTGCAGCATCCGCCTATCGCGCTACCGGCCCCGGAACGGCAACGTTGCCCCTTGCCAGCCTGTACTCGCTGGGAACTGGCGGGATATGGCTGGTCGAGGTCGGCATCACCAATGTCAGCGCCCTTGCGTTCGAGGTCACCCTACAACGGGTCAGCACGACTGGCACCCAAGGCGCAGCCAAGACAGTCGTGTACGAGGAGCACGACACCAACTTCACCGCCAAAGCCGACGCTCGCGATACCCACACCGTCTTGCCGACCCTGGTGGCCGGCGAGATCCGCCGCGCGTCCATCGGCGCGTCGATCGGGTCGGGCATCATCTGGACGTTCGGTGGCCGTGGCCTGTTCCTCCCCTCCGGGACCGGCAACGGGTTCGCGTTGCTGCCGATCAATGGCACCGGCCAGAGCGCCGACGTGTATTGGTCGTTTGATCAGTGACCCTCGGGGGGTAGCTCATGCCACCTCGCCGGGGATATCTCAAGCCCCCAGCCCGGATCATCCGCCGCGGGTCGCGGATCCTCCGCCCGCTCGTCACCGGCGCAGTCTCCCCGATCACCAAGGTCGGCACCGACGGCACCACCGCCGCGACCGTGCAGGACACCACCCCAACCACCGCATGGCCCTCGGGGATCACCGACGGGGACCTGGTCGTCCTCGAGGTCACCTACGGGTCCGGCGCCACCCCGACCACCATCTCGCAGGCCAGCGGCGCGACGATGACGCTGGCAAGCGACCTGTCCGACACGTCCATCCGGACCGCCACCTACACCCGCTTCTTCGTCACCGGCGACACCGCCCCCACGTTCACCCTGTCCACCGCCCGCTCATGGGCGACCAAGACAACAGCGTTCCGTGGGGTCGACACTGTTCACCGGTTCGGCCCGAACGACAACGACTTTCAGCAGACCGCCCAGGCGTCGTCCACCAGCTACGCGTCCGGGTCGCTCACCCCCGACGAGGACCTGGCGATGGCGGTCCTGGTCTGGGGCGGGAAGATCGCCGCAGGCGGGACGCAGACGATCACGGTCGCGTCCGGGTGGACCGACACCGGCGCGATCAACCAGTGCAACATCGCGGCGACCACCAACGTCTGGTGCGACATCCAGTACCAGGCGCTCGGCACGGCGGCCGCGACCAGCGAGTCAGTGACGATCGGGACCGCCGCGGTCGGACAGGGCACGATCCTCGCGCTGAACCCGGCCCCGGCCGGTGGCGCTCTATCTCGCACCGCCGCTGATACCGCCTCGGCCACGGACACTGCCACCAGATCAGTTGCCGAGGCTCGTACTGCAGCCGATACCGCCAGCGCCTCGGACAGCGCGCCACGTATCGCCAGCTTCGCCCGTTCCGCCTCGGATACCGCCAGCGCGACCGACACGGCGGTCGGGGTCGGCGGTGGGAATAGCCGGACCGCCTCGGATGCTGCCTCAGCAACTGACACAGCATCGCGGACGCTAGGGCTGGCCACCCGCACGACTGCGGACACGGCCAGCGCTTTGGACACGGTCACCCGGACCGCACCGAAGACCCGCACGACCGCTGACACGGCGTCGGCCAGCGACACGGCAACGCGGACGTGGGCGGCAGCCAGGACCGCCACGGAGACGGCAAGCGCCACCGACGCGGGCGCCCGGCTCGTCGCGTTCGCACGGTCGGCCTCCGATACCGCAACGGCAGCGGACGCCGCCACCCGGACGGCACCGCGCATCCGCACCGCATCCGACACGGCCAGCGCGACGGACACGGCGGCTGGGTCGACGTCGGGGAACCTGCAACGCACCGCCACCGACACCACCCAAGCGACCGACACGGCGACACGCTCGGCGATCACCTGGGCACGGTCGACCGCCGACACCGCCCAGGCGGTTGACGCGGCCACCCGGACCGCACCACGCACCCGAATCGTCAGCGACACCGCCGCAGCCGCCGATGTAGCGGTCGGAGTCGTCAACCACTCGTTCACCCGCACCGCCGCCGACACCGCCAACGCAGCAGACACGGCATCGGGGACGGTCGTGGCGTTCACCGTCGGCCAGCTCACCGCCACCTTGGCCGCCCTGACCACGCTTACCGCTGCCGACGCGCCGACCGCGACCCTGACCGCGACGGCCACACGGGGCGGCCCCACCTAACCACTGGATCTAGGATCTGGAGGCTCGATGCTCGTCCAACTCGGCAACTCCGCGCCGAAGGAGGCGTACCGGGACGAGGACGGGAACCTGCGGCACCGGCCCGTCGAGGGCGCCCGGGTGACCACCATCCACATCCCGGACAGCTACACCCCGATCGAGGCGTTCTCCGCGGTCACCGCGCAGGACGGGGCGTGGAACCACCACACCCAGGGCGATGACCCCGCCGATGTCAACCCCGACTGGCTGGAGTGCGATGACGACACTCTCCGGCTGCTGTTGGAATCGTACTTCGGCTGCAAGGTCGGCCGGCCGAGCAACTGGAAGGGGCAGGGCTGATGCTCGTCAACACTGGGCGCGACCACCAGGCCGGCTCGATCGGCGGCGATATCGTCGGCTTCGCCGGTACCGCGACCGCCTCCTCCGCGACCTCGCTGACCACCTCCGGGCTCACGTCCGGGATCTACGTCGGGCACATCGTGGTCGCCGGCTCCACAGCGGCGAACTTCGTCTACGGGATCATCATCTCCAACACCACCACCAACATCACCGTCGACGCCTGGTCGGTCCCGGCCACCCCTGGCGGTGCCGCTGGAGCGACCCCAGCGGCGACCGCGCCATTCATCATCCTTCCCGGCCAAGCGCCCGCCTGGTTCACTGGGCTGACCGCCAACACTGGCGCCGCAGCCGGCACCGACACGGTGCTGACGGGTGAGATCACCACCGCTGGGGGTGGGCTGATCCGCAAGATCAGCGCCTACGCACACACGGCGGGCGTGGCGAGCTACACCCTCACCACCGCCTACACCGCCAACGGGTCCGACACGTTGCCGGTCACCATCCACAAGATCGGCGTGTTCCAGTCGCTGACCGGCGCGACGCGGATGGCGTTCGAGACGGTACTGAACGCCGACGCGACACTGAACATCTCCGGCGACCAGCTGACCGTGACGCAGACCGTCACGCTCTCGTAGGGGCAGCGATGCCGCGCTACCCGCAGGGCCAGCCGATTACCCTGTCGACCACGGTCAAGAACGCCGCTGGCCAGCTTGGCAACGCGACCGCGATCGCCCTCACGGTGCAGAAGCCTGACGCCTCCACCCAGACCTACTCCTCGCCGACCAACGACGGGACCGGCCTGTACCACCAGGACATCCCCACCACCGATCTGACCCTGGTCGGCCACTACGCGTACAAGTGGGTCGCGACCGGTACGAACGCAGGCGTTGCCTACGACGTATTCGATGTGTTCGACCCGTTCGATGTCAGTGTCCTGTCGCTTCGGGATGGCAAGGATCATCTGAACATCCCGCAGACGAACACCACCTACGACTCGGAGATCCAGTCGAAGATCGCCACCATCCAGGCCAACCTCGAGAAGTTGACCGGCGGCCCGATTATCACCCGCAGCATCACCGAGCGGGCCCCGTGCCCGTACGGGCACAACACCATCGCTGTCCGGCAACGGCCGCTCGTCGGTGTCACCTCGATCACCGATGTCGCCAGCGGGGTCGCGCAGTCGACCAGCGACCTCGAGATCGACTCGAACGCGGGGATCATCCGCCGGAAGCTCGGCTGGCCGTTCCTCGGCTGGGGTGGCGCCTACACCGTCGTCTACACAGCCGGATGGGGCACCGCCGTGCCCCCGTCATTCAACGAGTTCGCCAGGATCGTCCTCGAACACCTGTGGCAGACCCAGCATGGCCCGTCGCTCCGCCCGAGCATCGGTGGGGAGGAGGAGGTCACGTTGCCCGGGTTCGGCTATGCGATCCCCAACCGGGCGGTCGAACTCATCGCCTGGGCCATGCTCGAGGCGTACGTATGAGTGCCATGCCTGCCGAGCCGTGCCATGCCGAGCCTAACCCTGCCGTGCCACGCCCATGAGCACATCCAGAGTACCGGACGTTCTTGACTACTTGGTGAGCCTGTTCTCGGGTGATGTGACGCTCGGCACAGCGCCAGCCCCCAACACCGTTGCGGTGTACGACGGACCCCGGATCACCCAGGAGCCCTCCCAGCGGAACCTGTACGTCGGTCTGACCGACCCTGACTCGGACGAGCCGGTCTCCGCGAACTCGGAGCAGACGTGGGCGGCGCTCGGCAAGCAGGCCGTCGACGAAACCCTCACCATCCACTGCTGCGCCGAAGCATGGTCCGGTGAGACAGACGTGCGGACGCTGCGGCTGGAAGCCTACGGGATCGTCCACGCGGTCGAGACGCTGATCCGCGCCGACCCGATGCTCGGTGGCCTGGTGCTGTTCTGCGAACCCGTCAGCGGCGGGGCGGAGCTGCGGCAGGACCAGACCGCCCAGGGGGTGCTCGTGAAGGTCCTGTTCCGCATCGACGCCAAAGCACGCCTCTAGGAGGACAGGTGAAGGTACGCAACGTGAGCGGTGGTCCCGTCAGCTTCCCGCTGGTCGGCCGGGACGTCCAGGCCGATGAGGTCGTCGAGGTCCCCGACGGCACCAACCTGCCAGCCGACTACTTCCAGCCCGTCACCGAGACCAAGTCCGCCAAGGCGCAGACCAAGGAGTAGCAGATGCCGTACGCGTCAGGATTGGGCGCCAGTCTCGGGTTCGGCGTCGAGGGCACTCCAGGCACCGAGGCCGTGCCGACCGCCTGGTACGAGTTCCTGTCAGAGTCGCTGGCGCTCACCCCGACCTACCTCGACTCGGCCGGGCTGAAGCAGGGGCAGGCATTCAAGCGGGGCGCCCGCACCGCGATCAGCCGCTACGACGTCAACGGCGACCTCGTCTTCGAGTTCGCCGACCGTGGCGTGTCAGCGACCGGCGGGAAGGGCATGGGGTTTCTGCTCCACTACGCCCTCGGGTCACCGGCGACCGGGGCGCAGCAGCTCGGCGCCACCTCCGCATGGCAGCAGGTCCACCAGCCCGGCACGACCGCCGGCCTGTCACTCACCGCAGAGGTCGGCCGCCCGCAGATCGCAAGCCCCTACACGTCCATCCGGTTCGGGTACTCGGGGATCAAGTTCTCCGGGTGGGAGTTCACCTGCTCCGACGGCGCGCTCGCGCAGCTGAAGCTCACCGCCGACGGGATGAACTGCACCACCTCCGGCTCCGTCACCCAGCCGGTGTACGCGGCGGCCGCGTACCAGGCGAGCATCTTCTCGTTCGTGGACGCCTACGCGGGTGGGTTCCTGATCGGCACGGGCGCCCAGGCCGGCACCGGGTCGCTGCCGGGTACTGGTGGGACCGGGACAGGGACCGGGAACTACACCACCCTGACCGGCACCGCCTCGGTCAGCCACGTGGTGAAGGGGTTCACCCTCACCGCCGCCCGGCCGGTCGCCTCCGAGCGGTACGGGTTCGGCAACGCCGGCATAAAGCGCGAACAGCTTGAGAACGGCATTCCCACCCTAACGGGTACACTAGACGCGGAGTTCACCAACCGCACCGAGTTCTACGACCTGTTCTCCACCAACGCGACCCGGTCGTTGCAGCTCGACTTCGCCCACGGCATCAACGGGTCCGGCGCCGACGGCGCCGCCGGCAGCACCGGCACTGGCGCGTACCGCCTGTCCTTTGTACTGCCGTTCGTGAAGTTCAAGACCGACCCGCTGGCGGTCGGCGGTCCGGACCTGATCCCCGAGTCCATCGGATTCGAATGTTACGACGACGGTTCGGGCGTTCCGCTCCAAGTGCGGCTTGTGTCCCAGGACCAAGCTTTTTAGTCCTTCTGACCTGGTAAAATAGCCGCAGTAAGTGGCCCCGCGCGGGTGGTGCCGCCGGGGCCGTGGCCGACACGAACGGAGCGTGCCGACATGGCAGAGCGTACATGCTCTCTCTGCGGGCAAGTTTTGCCGCTCTCCTGCTTCTATGAGCGGTCGCCTGGTGTCCCTCGCCAGGAATGCAAGGCGTGTCACAGCGAGCGTGCGGCCCGTTGGCGGGAGCGGAGCCAAGCGAAGATCAAGCTTGCGAGGCAGCGCTACCAGGAAACGCATCGCGATGAGATCCGCGCGCGGAGCAAACGGTACCGTGAGGAATACCCAGAGCAGATCCGCGCGAAGAAGCACGCTGGCCACATCCGGGACCGCGAGCGGAACCTCGCCCGCAGCAAGCGCTGGCAAGAGGAGAACCCAGAGCGGGCAGCCGCGATCAAGCGCCGTTACTACGAGGCGAATACGGTTGCCGCCAAGGCTCGCACCAAAGCATGGATCAAGGCGCACCCGGCCGAGAAGGCTGAGCGGCAGCGGCGGGATCGCGCCCGGAAGCTGGCTACGTCCGTTGTTCGCATCACTCCCGACCTGCTGGCCGCGAAGCTGGCGTACTGGGGCTGGCGGTGCTGGTTGTGTGGTGGCGAGCCGACAACCTGGGACCATGTGAAGCCCTCGACCAAGGGCGGCCCCCACATCCTGGCCAACCTGCGGCCTGCCTGCCAGCCGTGCAACACGCGCAAGCTAAACCGCTGGCCGTTCCCGACCCACCGGAGATGCTGATGGCAGAACTTGAGGTGTGGAAGTCCACGGCGATTGTCCCGGTGAGCATTCTCGGGCAGGACGATGAAGGTCGCACGCTGGTGCGTTGCCCTGAATGCGGCGACACCGCCACGGTCATGGAAGACGGAGAGATCCGCTGCCCGTTCGGGGAGACGATCCAGGCAGCACTCTCTACCGCGCTGGAGGGACTGTTCTGATGTCGACCATTGAACTCCCCGACGGCCATTCGGCCGACCTCCGCGATGTCGGCGACCTGCGCCGCGGCGACGTCCGGTTCGCGCTGAAGGCTGCCGACGATGAAGGCATCAACCTGTTCGGTGCCGGGATGGGGCTGTCCGGGATCGGCACCCTGCAGGATGCGCTGATCGTGCGGTTCGTGCGCCGCTGGTCGCTGACAGGCGACGACGGCCAGCCGCTCGAGGTGTCACTCGCGTCGGTGCAGGACCTCCCCGTCAGGTACCACAAGCCGCTGGCGGCGGTGGTCACCCCGGCGCTGGCGGAGATCCTCGGCGGCGGCGAGCAGAACGGACAGACGGCAACCCCTTTACCCGCGGGACCCTCGTCAACATCGGCCAGTACGGGCTGAAGCCGCAGCTCGCGCAGCGCCTGGATCCGGTCTGGCATGCCGCCCTGGATGACCTGTGGTGGGCTGACCGGTTCCGGTGGACTCCCACCATGGTTGACGAGCTCGGCTGGAGGCAGGCGGAACGGCTCCGGTTCGTGACCAAGGCGGTCGACGAGGGCCGGCAGAAACGCGCCGACGAGGAGGCGAAGCGTGACCGCTGAGCTGACGTACAAACCCATGCAGCTGGAGGTTGAAACGACCGATGGGACCCCCGCGACCGCCAGCGTCCAGATCGACGGTAAGCAGGTCCTCGACGTGGCGGCGGTCGACTTCCACATCGACGGGGACGCTGCGCAAACGGTCCTGACCCTCGACATGCCGGCGATCAAGGTGGCGGGCCTGATCCCGACTGCGCTGGTCTGCACGCACTGCGGCCAGCAGATACCAGAGCTGGCCTGATGGCCAAGAGAGAGCTGAACGATGAAGTGGCTGCATGTGACCAACAACACAGGTAACGCTCTGGTGATCCAGTACAACGCGGGGGCCTATCCGATCACCGTCCAGCCCGGCCGTTGGTGCTTCGGATGGACCAAGGAACCGCATTGCCGGCCAAAGGTGAGGCGATGAACGATCTGAAGTTCGGCGCGTACTTCCTGTTCGCCTGCTGTGCCTTCATGGTCGCGCTGATCGGTTGGAGCTTCTGGCGCGTGTATCACTGATGCCGAAGATCGAGGCTGCCGACTACATCCAGCTGTACCGCGCGACCCGGGGGATGAAGCCGGAGATCCGCAGCGCGTTCCGGAAGCGGCTGCGGAAGGCCGCCAAGATCGGCGCGGACGCCGCCCGGGTGAAGATCCGCACGATGCCCGCCACCGCCAAGTACACCGCCACCGGCGCCGGGCGGCATGCCCGCGGCAAGAAGGTGGTCGGCTTGCGGTCCACGCTGGTACTGGACATCAAGGTCAGCGTGACCGCCCGGGAGATTGCGGTCAAACAGTTTTCAGCCGGGCTCCGCGGCCGCAACGCCCGCGATCTGCCACGCGACATCGACAAGGGCGGGTGGCGCCACCCCGTGTACGGGCGCAAGCCGGATGTGTTCCAGCGGGGCTACCCGTACTTCCAGTCGACGATGCGGGAGAAACGGCCAGCGATGGAACGCGAGGTCCAAGGCGTGCTGGACGACATCAAGGCGAAGGTCATCGCGCGGCAGCTTCATCTCGGTTAGTCGGGCGCGTCCTCGGCAACAGTGAGGCGGCTGATGACCCGCCAGTCACCGGGCTTACCCGCAGCCACCGGCTCTTGGATGCCTGCCTCCCGTTGCATCCCAAGTTCGATGGCGACATCCATCTCAGTGATCTTCGACCACTCGAGCCGTGGCGCTCCGATGGGATGGAGCCCGTTCCGCTCGGCTAGGTCGATGGCCTGCTCGGCAAGCATGCGCTCAAGGCCTTCCGCATCGGCGGCCTCGCGGAATTCCGCTGTGACGACCTGGATGCTGCCCCATTTGCCCATGCCTACAAGTCTAGCTCAAGGAAAGGGGGTGGTCTTCAGATGGCCGGGAACACCGCAAGTCTGACATTTCAAGCTGTTCGGAATTGACGTCAACGCCTCGAGGACCATCTCCGGTGTGGGCGTCGCCGCTGCTGGCACGGCCAAGGATCTCCAGGTACTGAGTACGGGCACCTTGAAGTTCGTCGCCGCTGCCGGCGCCGCCGGGATTGCCTCCGTCGGCCTGGCCGGCACGCTCGGTGTCGGCCTGGGTGCGGCGTTCGCCGGGGTCGGTGTCGCCGCAGCGCTGATGAACAAGAACGTCCGTAAGGAGTTCAAGGATCTCGGGCAGGGGTTGAAGAACCAGCTCGCCGCGGACGCCAAGCCGGTGCAGGACACGATGCTTGGGCTGGTGAAGTACATCCGCGAGAGCCTGAAGACGATGCAGCCGGTCTTGCAGGGGTTCTTCAAGTCTGTCGCGCCGCTGGTGGACGTGTTCGGGAAGGGCCTGGTCAGTGCGGTGTTCAATGTGATCACCGAGTTCCAGCCGCTGATCAAGCAGGTCCTGCCGATCGTGCGGGAGTTCTTCAACCAGATCCCTGACCTGGTCGGCAATCTCGCTGCGGCGTTGCACCTGATCCTGGCGCCGCTGTCGGGGAACACCAAGGCGTTCGGGACCCTCTTGCAGACCATCGGGTCGCTGCTCCCGATCGTGGGGTCGATCATCGGGTCGCTGGTCCGGCTTGGCCAGCAGATCATGCCGGCGTTCCAGCAGGCGATCCTCGGGGTTGGCACCGCGTTGGACTCCGGGCTGATGAAGGTGTTGCCACTGGTCGGTAAGGCGATCAACCAGATGCTCCCCGCGATCGGCCACCTTGCTGGGGCGCTGTTCCCCGCCTTGGCGGCGATCCTGCGGGCCCTGTTGCCGGTCCTGTCCAGCGTCGTCGCGGCGCTGGCCGGCGCGTTGGCGAAGGTGCTGCCGCAGCTTGTGCCTGCGTTCGTCGGGCTCATCCAGGTGGTCGGGCAGCTCCTGAAGGGACTCCAGCCGCTGCTGCCGTCGCTGGTCTACCTGGCGGTGTGGATCAGCAAGGTCGCCAACAACCTGCTGAGCGCGATCATCCCCGTCGTGACGGCGCTGCTCGGCGGGCTCGTGCCCGCGTTGAAGGTGATCCTGCCGATCATCATCCAGGTCGCCAACCAGGTTGGGAACGCGCTGGCGGTGGCGTTCAAGCAGGCCGCCCCGTCGCTGGTGCAGGTCGCCAAGGCGGTCGGGCAGCTCCTCATCGCCCTGGCTCCCCTTATCCCGGTGGTGGTGACTGCGGCACTGGCGTTCCTGCCGATCATTCCCGCGGTCGCCAAGATCGCCAGCGTGCTCGCGCAGGGCCTGGTCCCGATCGTGCTGGCGCTCACCCCGCTGCTGGTGTTCCTGGCACCAACGCTGGTGAAGCTGGCGGTCGCGGCCAAGCTGTACGCGGTCGCGCAGGGGATCCTGAACGTGGTCCTGGCCGCCAACCCGATCGGGATCGTGATCGTCGCGCTGATCGCCTTGGCGGCTTGGCTGGTGCATTTGTGGAAGACCTCGGAGACATTCCGCAACATCGTCACCGGCTCGTTCAATGCGGTGAAACGGGTCGTCATGGACGTGTGGAACTGGGTGAAGCGGAACTGGCCGCTGCTGCTGGCGATCCTCACCGGCCCGATCGGCGCCGCGACGATCCTGATCATCCGCAATTGGAACAACATCAAGAACGCCGCCGTGACCGCGTTCACCGCCGTGGTCGGCTGGTTCAGGGCACTGCCGGGACGGATCACCGGCGCGATCGGTGATCTTGGCCGGCTGCTCACCCAGGCCGGCCGGAACCTGATCAGCGGACTGTGGTCGGGGATCAAGGCGATGTGGGACACCGTGGTCGGCTGGTTCAAGGGTCTGCCCTCCAAGATCCTCGGGGCGCTTGGGATCCACTCCCCCCCCGACTGGGCGATCTCTGCGGGCAAGCATGTGATGGGCGGCATCCTCAAGGGTCTGGCCCACGGTGCCGCCGACGTGGCCGGGTTCTTCAAGGGCCTGGCGTCGAGCATCACCGGGCCACTGGCGAGCATCTGGGCGGGGATCACCGCCCCCGGCGGGCCCGCCGGATACGCCACCATCGTCGAGCTGGCACAGGCGATGGTGGCGGCCCGCTGGGGCATGGGACAGTGGCCAGCGTTCAACGCGTTGGAGATGCGGGAGGCCGGCTACAACCCGTTCGCGACCAACCCATCCTCGGGGGCGTTCGGGATCCCGCAGGCACTGCCACCGTCGAAGTTGCCCCCAGCGGCCCGGTCGTTGTCGGTGGCGGGGTCGCTGATGAACATGGCGGCCGCGCAGTTGCAGTGGATGCTCGGCTACATCTCCGACCGGTACGGCAATCCCGCCGGCGCGTGGGCGCATGAGCAGGCGTTCAACTGGTACGCCGGCGGCATGCCGCCGACCCTGTTCTCCCGTCCGACCCTGATCGGTGTTGGTGAGGCGGGCCCGGAGACCGTGTCGGTGCTGCCCGGCCGCCGCAGCGCCGCAGTCGTCAACCATTACCACGTGCACATCAACGGAGTGGTTGGCGGCAAGTCCGAGGTGATCGGCTGGCTCCGGCAGGGACTGCGTGAGTCGCTGCGGCGGGATGGCAAGACCACCATCGCCAACCAGTTCTAGGAGCCGTCCGTGGCAACCAAGTACCCCGCCGCGCTCGACGACGACACCACCATCCCCGACGACCTTGTCGTGGATGGGGTGACCACCGGGCACGACACGCACCACCCGAACGCGCACGGCGCGATCCGCGCGCTTGAGGCCAAACTCGGCATCGGTAGTTCGACCGCCGCTGCCGCGACGACCGGGTGGGTGCCGGTCAAGCAGGGCGACGGGACCACCGCGTGGGCGGCGGTACCGGCCGGGACGCCCGCCTCCACGGTCACGGCGATGGACTACACCACTGGCTCGGTGGTGGGGACCGGCACCAACTACGCGCGGGAGGACCACAAACACAAGTCGGATCGGCCGATCCTGCCGTTCCTGTGGACCGTCGACACGGTCACCAGCCCGCTGGACCTGCAATACAACCTGGTGGTGCCGTTCAACGCCGACCTGTACAGCTACACGTGCTGGCTGAAGAACGTCGCCACCAGCGGCGCCAACACCAAGGTCGACCTGAAGGTCGGCGGCACCACCCGCCTGACGACCCAGCCGGAGATCGTGGTCGGCCAGACCGTCAACACGATCGCGGCGGTGTTCTCCTCCACCACGCTGACGGGTGGGGTGAGCGTCATCACCACCCACGTCACGCAGGGGTCGTCTGGTGGGCCGTTGCAGATCCTGCTGCTCGTGCAGTTGACGGTGCCGGCGTGAGCCTCAACTCTCTGTTGGTCCCCAATGTCGGCTGCCTGTTCGGGGTGTGGCCGTCCACCTCGTGTAATGCGGCGACCAGTCTCGCGACCCGGGTCCGCGACCATGAGTCGCTGATCAACCGGACCTCGGCCACCAACGGTGTCCTCAACATCGTTCACGCCTACCACGATTGGAATGACTACGCGACCACGTTCCCGACCGCCGACGAGCAGACACTGGCTAGCGAGGGCCGGCTGCTGCTGATCCACTGGACCCCGCGGATCTACGGGACCTCGACGCAGTACAGCTGGGCCAATATCGCTGCGGGGGCCTACGACAACTCGATCGTGATCCCCCAGGCACGGCTGATGCGTGACTGGGGCACCAGTTTCTTCCTGGCGTTCCACAGCGAGATGAACTCCGGCTCGACGGCGCAGGGTGGCACCTACGGCACCGACGCTGACTACGCCGCCGCAGCGCAGCACCTCCACGACGTGTTCGTCGCCCAGGGCGCCACCAACGTGGTCTGGGTGTTCAACCCGTCCGGGTACACCACCACGGTCCCGACCCGGATAAACGCGCTGTACCCGGGGGACGCCTACGTCGACTGGATCAGTTTCGACCCGTACGGGAGCGCCTCGACCAGCGAGGACCTCGACTACGTCCTGGGCACCAAGTACCCGATGATCAACTGGGCCACCGTCACCAAGAGCGGCAGCCACACCAAGCCGATCATGCTGGCCGAGTGGGGGAAGACCGAGACCGGCGGAGCCTATCCGAACACCAAGCAAGGCTTCTTCGACCAGGTCCGCACGACCCTTCAGGCCAGCTACCCGCAGATCAAGGCGATCGTCTACTTCGACGGCGTCTCCGGGGTCAGCCAGTGCCTGAACACCTCCACCAATGCCCTGAAGGGGTACCAGGATCTGGCTAAGGCGGACTACTTCAACCCGGACCTGAGCCCGACCGGCCCACCGATCAGCACGGGCTCGTTCCGGTCCAGCGTCGCCGCCACGTTCTCCAACACCAAGTCCAAAGCGATCACGATCCCTGTCGATGTGCAGGCCGGCGACGGGATGCTGCTGTGGCACACCTGCACCCGCGCGGAGCTCCGGCAGGCCGCTGAGGGCACCAACGCCACCAACGTCACCGTTGCCAACTCCGGCGCCAAGGGTTCCAACCCGCTGGATGGGGTGTCGGCGACCCCACCGACCTATGACACGACCCAGAAGCACTCGGGCGCCTCCTCGTGGCTTGCGGGTCTGGCCGCGCAGACAACCCGTGCTGGCTGGTGGGAGGCCAGCTTCGGGACGCAGGTCTCCGGGGTGCCGTACTGGGGGGAGAAGTACTTCCGGATCCCGTCGGTGCCACCAGCCGCGATCCGGCTGTTCCAGCAGGCCGGCGTCGCCGGCTCCCCAGCGTTCCAGTGGGGCCTGGCAATCGACGTGACCACCGGGAAGCTGGTCATCCGCGACGGTGGGGGCACCAACCGGGCAACGTCGACTGCCGCGCCCGCGGTGAACACCCAGCATCGTGTCGAATGGCAGTGCGACTGGAACGGGTCGACCACCACCGTCATCGCGCGGCTGTTCCTCGGCACCAACGTGGACGGCACCACCCCGGATGAGACGCTGACCTCCACGCCGTTCACGCAGGCCGCCGCGGGGGGCCGCTACTACTTCGGTGCGCTGTCCTCCACCGCGCAGACATGGGCGCCATGGGTGGACGACTTCCGGCTTTCAAAGAACGGCTGGATCGGCCCGCAAGGGACCTCCCCGGCCCTCACCGCCCCGACCGGATGGACGTTCGTTGACTCCCGGCAGATCACCGACGGGCCCGTCGAGCTCATCAGCCGGCTGTACCGCCGGACCGCGCAGGCCGGTGACCCTGGCTCCGCGATCACGCTGACCACCGACGTGCTCGCGCATGGGTCGATCGACCTGGTCGCCTACTCCGGCGTTGACCAGCTTGCCGTGGTTGATGTGTCGGCGACCCCATCCACGAAGACGACTGACTCAACCACGGTCGTCACTCCTACGACGCCGACCACCACCGGCACTGCCGACATCATCGTCTCGGCGGCGTTCACCCGCGACAACCCGGGCGGCCTCACCAGCTCCTGGACGCTACCCGGCGGGGAAGTGCAACGTGCGGTGGCGTTCCCCTCCGGCACCGCTGACGGCAGGGTCGCCGGAATCGTCACCGACGATGCCGTCACCCATGGCGTCGGAACGTACGGGGCGAAAACGTTCACCTCCAACGCCACCAGTTACTTGGGCATTGGATGGACGATCGCACTCCTGTCGACGGCGGCGGTATCCAGCGGCCAGTCGTTCGGAATGATGCAGACGCACAACTAGGAGAGGAGACGTTTACGGGCGCGCCTCTCACGAGCGAGTTGTCGATCGCAGGCACGGCAGCAACGTTCGCCACGGCGAGTGATTCGCGTATTGCGCTCGTCGAATGGATGGCCGCGTAGGCAGTGCGTCATCCGCGCCCGTTGCGCACTCAATGAGCCACTACGCAGGACGTTCTCTTGCTGCGTGACCGGCTCTAGGTGAGCGGGGTTCACGCAGGATGTGACCCCGCAGAGATGGTCGATCACAAGTCCGATAGGAATCGGACCGACCATCCGCTCATAGGCGTAGCGGTGGACGAGCATGCGATGTCCTCGCTCTGGATAGCACATGCCATAGCCAGCACGGTTACGGTTGCCAGTCCAAAGCCAGCATGTCTCGGTCTTCTCAACCTTGGCCCAGAAGCGCTGTTCAGGGGTGGGCAGCTTCGTTGTCCCGAGTCGCTTCCATCGGCCGTAGTGCATCACGCACAGGCCGTGCCCGCAGTGACGGGTGACTGGCTGGTTGCAGTCATCGACTGAACAGATACGCTCTGGCACGTCGGTCCCTCCCGGGGGATCGGCCAGCCCCGGGCGGTCCACATCCGCGCCGGGGCACTTCATTGCCTGATTCTACTGTGCAGGTGAGACGGACTTGCCGGACGTATATAGCGATGTATATCGAGACCTCTACGGCACCCTCGGCCCCCAGATCGGCGCGATCTACTCCCTCGACGGGATCAACGCGCCCCAGGTGATCGTCGAGGTCGCGTTCGGCGGGACCACCACCGTCGACCCCGCTGGCGGCTACTTCGTCCTCGACTCCTCGGCGCTTGGGACGGGGCAGCTCGGCGCGGTCGGGTTCGTCGATGTCACCGCCGACGTGCAGCGGGTCAGCTTCCAGCGTGGCCAGGCCGGCGAGTTGGAAGCCGCCTCCCCGGGTACCTGCCAGGTGTTCCTCGACAACACTGCTGGGACCTACGACCCGCTCAACCCCTCCAGCCCTTGGTACGGGCAGCTCGATGTCGGGGTGGCAGTGTGGGTCAAAGCGGTCTGGCAACAGGTCACCTATCCGCTGTTCCGCGGGTTCACCGACTCCATCAGCGTCGACGCCGGGTTCGATCCCACCGTCACCCTGGCATGCACCGACGGGCTGGAGGTGCTCGCACGGGCGGTGCTGCGGTCCGGGTTCCCCTACCCGGACGGGGAGACCACCGGCGCCCGGATCAACCGGATCCTCGACGGTGCCGCGTGGCCAACCACCCTCCGCAAGATCGACACGGGCCTGTCCACCTGCCAGCAGACCGTCCTGGCGGACGCCGGCTCGGCGTTGCAGATGGTCAACGACGCGGTTGCCACCGAGCTCGGCTTCCTCGCCGTCGACGGGAACGGCGCGGTGGTGTTCTACGACCGCCTCCACCCCTACCTCGCGCACCGGTCCCAGACCGTCCGCGCGACCATCTCCGACGTCGGCACCGACGTGGACATGCTCGAGGTGACCGTCTCCAAGCAACGCGACACGATCGCCAACCGGGCGCTCATCACCCGCAACGGCGGCATCGAACAGCAAGCCGACGACACCACCTCCCAGGCCGCCTACGGGATCCGGACGTTCTCAGGGACTGCGGGCCCGCTGCTGCGGGTCGACTCCGACGCGCTGTCGCTCGGGAACTGGATCGTTGGCCGGTCCAAAACCCCGAACGTGCGGGTCAGCCACGTCACCATCCACTCGGAAACCCAGGGGATGTGGACGACCCTGCTTGGCCTCACCTACCTTGACCGGATTCGGGTGGTCCGCGACTACGGCCCCAACACGCTGGATGTGCAGGTCATCATCCAGTCGCTCAACCACGACATTACCCAGGACTACTGGGAGATTGGTTTCGACACCCGCAACGTCGACAACTTCAAGCCGTTTGTTTTGAACAGCTCGAAGCTCAACACCGGGACGCTGGCCTAGGAGGACGATCACCATCGCACGGAAGACTTGGTCCTCAGGCGACATCCTCACCGCCAGCGACCTGAACACGCTCGTGGTGCAGGCCGCGCCCGGCTCGAGCCGCACCCTCCACATCGGGTCGGCGGCGATCACCACCGACGCCACCGGCTACGTGACCGTGACGCATGGGGCCGGGTTCACCCCGAGCGTGGTCATCGCAATCCCGAACTCGACCGGTGGGATTGCCTACAGCGCGGTCTATGGGGTGGACACGTTCACGTCGACGACGTTCCGGCTCCGGATGGCCGGAGTGACCGGCGCCGTATCGTTCACGGTGCTGTTTCTCTGCCTGTCATGATCCGCGACCGGCTGCTGGGCGCCGACCATCGGCTCGCCATGGTGGTGCAGCGGCTGGTCCGCCGGCTCGGACTCCGCGGCGCGTTCCTCGGCGCGGTCGGCACCCTCGACCTCATCTGGGCCTGGTCGCTGCTTGACCGCGACACCGCGCAACCCCTCTTCGGCGCCGCGTCCTTCCAGGTCATCATCGCCTACGGTGGCAAGCTCCACCACGCCCGCCCGCTGCTGCCCTGGGCGCTGCTGCTCGCCACGGTCGGGCTGCTATGCCTGTGGCAGGCGTTCGTAGACGACGACCGGGCCGCGTTCGCCGCCGCGATCGGGATCAAGGTCCTGTGGGCGCTGCTCACCGTCGCGGCCTGGCCGACCGCCCACTTCCAGGTCCTCCGCGGCACCACGCAATGGGCGACACTGGCCGTGGCGGTACTGATCTGCGCCGCGGGTCTTCCGTATCGGCAGGACTAAATGGCGACCTGGCTGGTGGTGCTCCTGCCGACTCTCCCCTCGGGTCTTGCCGCGGTGCTGGTTTGGCAGGTCAGCACCGCCAACCGCCGGCAGACCGCCGAACAGGCCGCCCGGACGATCGCCCTTGATGAGCGGAAGGCCGACCGGGAGGAGCTCCAAACGGCGCTTGCGTTCTGGAGGACCAGTTTCGAGGCGGTCTCCCTCGACAACAAGGAGCTCCGCAAGGAACTCGACGTGGAACGGCGGGATCACTGGCGGACCAAGCGGCGGGTCGACAAGCTCGAGGACACGCTGCGCCGTCAAGGTCTCGAAATCCCGAACGGTTCCGAGGGCTCGACATGAGCGTACGAGGATGGATCCTCAGCGGCGTCGGGATGGTGGCGTTCGTCGCGGCGGCCGTGGTCAGCTCCAGCTTGGCGCCCAAACCTGGGGAGTTCGGCCCGACCACGATGCCGCCGTCGACCGTCACGGTGCCGTCATCGGTGCCGGGCAGCCCACCGACCACCTCGGTTCCACCGACGACCGCGCCTCCGTCGGTGTCCGGGCTGCCCGGCCCACCAGGACCCCCAGGACCCCCCGGGCCGCCGGGAAGTGTCGCGTTCGTGCCACCACCGACGACCGGGCCGCCGCCGGCCACGGCCGCACCCACCACGGTCGGGGTGACCAGCACGACGAGATGCCGGACGCCCAAGAGCACGGTGCACCCTTCGAGTACCCTGCACCCCGCATGCCTGCCGTCGCACTGACCTGCGATAATGCATCAAGTGGCCCCGCGCGATAGTGGTCGCCGTGGCCGTGGCCGACACCTACAAGGAGGTGCCGACGTGGCGAAGTCTGGACCAAAGCCGCGGCCAGTGGAAGAACGCTTCTGGGAGAAGGTCGAGAAGACCGACGGCTGCTGGCTGTGGATCGGGTCTAACAACGATAACGGCTATGGCCAGATTTTTGTTAATGGCCGCATGGTCTACGCTCATCGCGTTGCCTACGAGTTGTATGTAGGTCCGATTGCGGCTGGCCTTACCATCGATCATCTCTGCCGTGTCCGCGCCTGCGTGAACCCAGCACATCTGGAGGCCGTGACACAGTCGGAGAACATCCGGCGAGGTCTTGGTCCAAGGATCGTCGCCGAACTCAATCGTCGGCGAGTCATGCAGAGGCCCAATTGCCCCGCGGGTCATCCGTTCGACGATGAGAACACCTATTGGTGGAGGGGCATGCGCCACTGTCGAACATGTCGCTCTGAGCATAGCCGCCGACGCCATCAGAAATGCTCAGGTGACAGCTGATGAGCGACCTCTACACCGACACCTACCACGACACGTACGGAGGTGGCATGGCGCTACGCAGGATGTGGGATGCCGCGTTCCCGCCGACTTCTCCACCAAAGTGGGAAGTTGTCGCGTTCTACATAGGCGGTAATACTCCTCACGTTTGGACCGAAACGGAGATCGCCCGCCAGGCGGCCCGCTACAGGCTGCCTATCTTCGTCCGCTCCCATGATGGTGATCCACTTGCCGACGCCCACAGCTCGATCGTGTGGTTGGTCAGCCATGAGGTTCCCCGCGGCGTCACCCTGGCGTTGGACTACGAAACCCGCGTCGACGCCATCTACCTGGCCGCCTTCGACCGGGCGGTCCTGGATGCCGGCTGGCGGGTGATGGTGTACGGCTCCCGCGATTTCGTGCTCCGCAATCCCAAGCCGTCCGGTGGCTACTGGGTTGCGGACTACACCGGCTCCCCGCACCTGTACCCGGGCAGCGCCGCAACACAATGGTCGGGGAGCGAGCCGTTCGGCGGCGCCTACGACCCCAACCTTGTGGCGGACTCCACGCCACTGTGGGACACAGGGAAGGATGACATGACCACAGAAGAGCACGACGCGCTCATGTGGCTCCGCGCCAACGTCACCTCGCTCCGCGACCAGGGCGTCCGCATGACCGACCATGGCGACCCGAACGTGATGGGCCGCTCCAACCATCTCGCGCAGGTCCGCGCCGACATCGCCGCGTTGCAGGCTGACGTGGACGCGCTCAAGCAGGCCCTCGCCGCCGGGCTGCAGCTCGACCCGGCGCAGCTCGACCAGATCAAGGCGGCCGCGTCGCTGGAGGGCACCGCGCTCGTCCAGCTCGCTGTCAGCCCGGCAGTGCCATGAACGACCGCTCGTCCGACCCGGACAAGGTCGCCCTGCACGGCGTGGAGGAGTGGCCGGTCGGTCTGCCACTGTCGTGGGGGACCGGGACCACCTCATGGGTCTGCTGGAACCAATCGGTCACCTGGAGCAGGTCCCGATGAGCACCGCGAAGTTCGTTGAGCCGAAGTGGAAGGCGGTCGGCTGCGGCATCGTCACCTGCGACGTGTGTGGCAAAGATGACCGTGTCATCTTCCTCCGGCGTGGCAGTGGCAAGACTGGCCATATCTACCGCTGCACGGAGCATGCGCACATCACCGACTGGCACGACCCGAAGCAAGTGGACTGGTGACCGCCGCGCATCCACCCGGGGTCGACGTCACCGCACGGCCGACCAACGGGATGACCGCATGCCGATGCATCCGGTGGCATCGGCCAATCCCCGTCGAGGAAGAGATCCACCACGTCATACCTCAAGGTGCGCCGTTCCACGGTCCTGACGTGGACGGCAACCGGGTGGCGCTGTGCCCAACCGCGCACGTGAACGTGCATTCGTGTATCCGTGTGTGGCTCCGCGCCCGCAAGCTGGACCGGGTACCCACCCCGCTCGAGCTGAGGCCCTACACCCGGTTTGTCCGCAAGCTCGCGGAGCAGGCTATGGCGGCGCTCGGCCCACAGGCTGACGTTCCGCTCGACCCGTAGGGAGGCAACCATGCTCGCGTTGATAGCCGCGGCCCTGTTGCTGCTTGACGCGTTCGGGATCGACCACCTCGGCCAGGTCGACATCTTCCTCCTCGCCCTTGCCTGTTGGGCCGCGTCGTTCACCGTTCCCCTCGCGATCCCCTGGCCACGGAGGCAACCATGATCGCCAAGACTCAGCCGCTGCTCGTCGCGTGGCTATCCACCATCCTCGTCACCGCAGCGGCCCGCTACTTCCCGGGCCTACACCTGGACGACCAGCAGGCCCTCTATCTGGCCGGTGGGCTGTTCACGGTGGCCACCGCGGTCGCGCACCGGTTCGTGACGCCGACCGCGGAGCCCCGTGCGGCGGATGGTATGCCGCTCATCCGGGCGGCCGACGGGGCCAAGCAGTCCGACGCGGCCAAGCAGTCAGCCCCGCCGCCGCCGAGCCGGATCGCCGACGAGCGGCCACAGTCCCAGCCGCGCCGGCCGACGGGATAGACTCCCGGTACGGTACCGGCACGCCGTAGAAGTGTCGGACCACGATTCGGCCCCCGCAGACCGTCCGGCCGGCGGTAGGGGGCCGAATGGTCTGCGGGGGCCGTCGTGGTAGACTCCCCGCAGGATCCCCACATAGAGAAACGGGGAGCTGGGAGGTCGAGCCGACCAGGGGTTGCCCCCACCAAAGGCTGACGCGCCGGGCCACGGTGGAGCATCAGAAGTGGCAGAGACGAAGAGCGCGGGCACCGGCCGGTCTGCAAGCCCAGTTTCCCACCAGCAACACAAGAGCCGCCTCAGCCTCTTCGGGTTGGGGCGGCTCTTTGCGTCCGGGGTCAGTCAGTGTTGAAGAAGTGGTCGATCTGCGTGCGGATGTTAACCAGCAGCGTCCGGGCCTCGACCTCGGACCGCTGTGCGCTTTCGAAACCGCCGATCGCCGTTGCCAGATCGCTCCGCAACCGCTCGACCTCGCCGACGAGCCAATCCACATCCTCGGCGTACCAGCCGTCCAGCTTCCGCTCTCGGCGCCAGCGGACTACCGATAGCCGGTCGGTACGCTTAGGTATTGGCCGCGAACAGTGCAATTGATGGGCCAGGATGAGCCGCTCTGGCGCGACAACACCGCATTCCTCGCACCACTGCCAAGTATCGGCGAGCCGGGTGAGTGGTTGCTGCTCGCTCATGGTTCCTCCGGTCGTGCCGGTGGGTTGCTGCGGACCTCCATCTCCTCGACCTCGAGCGGGTCGTCGCTCATTGCGGCGTGTGCTCTGGCGGCCTGTTCGTTGTCGTAGAGGGCGATGACCTCGCTGGGGTCGTAGTTGCCGTATCGCACGGCCCACACGGCGGGGAACCGACGCAACCGCTCACACTCGCCGACGAGCCAGTCGAGGTCCGCCAGCATGTATTGCAACTCGGCTGGGTGCGTGGCCGGGTCGGTCCAGTCCTTGGCCGGTCCACGAACGAACATCGACCTGCTGAGCCGCGCCTTGATCTCGACGAGTCGGTCGTGGTCGTTCATCGTTCCTCATCTTCCACATACCAGCGGTCATGCCCGGTCTCGCGCGTGTGCACGGCCGCCCACTTCCCGCGCGCCTCCGCATTGTCGAACGGCATGATGAGCGCGTCATCGCCCTCGCCGCACTCCAGACACACGAGCAGATAGAAGATCATTGTGGCTCCTCCGGTCCAGCGGGATCCTCGTCGGCGCGTTCCATGATCGGCTCGATCCATGTGCCGGCGCGGCGGGCGCCGACCTGGCGGATCTCGGATGGGAAGACCAGCAGGTCGGCCATGCCGCGGGCCAGCGACTGCGGGATCGGCACGTGGAGCCGGTCGGCGTCCTGGCTGGCCTGCTGGACGAGTGACGCTATATGCGCCCAACTCTCCGCCAGCTGGTCGTACGCTTCCTGTGTGGCTGCCAAGGGGGTCTCCTTGGTGGTCGCAGGCCCCGGGTGAGTGTGAGGCTCGCTCGGGGCCACTTGCGTTTGATGGCCCGGCCGGGCCGCCCGACCTTGAGCAGGTGGGCCGTGCGAACTCCCAATCCGGGTTGAACTAGGAGTTGGCTAGTAGTTGGGCAGGGACCTCGGGCCGCTCGTGGCGGCTGGCTGGCACCTGCTCCCGCGCGGTGAGCGGGTGCCGGGACGGTGCCGCTGTGGAGGGTTGCGTCCCGCGGCAGGACTAGGTGGACAATGGAATCAGTGTAAGGGTATCCTTACCTCCTGTCAAGAATCCCTAACGCCGGAGGTCTGATGCCAGAGTTCGAACTCGACGACATCAGCGAGCTTCGCCGGGAACGCGACCGCTTCGAGGCGCTGCTCACCGAGGCCATCCGACGGGCGCGGGCCAAAGGCGACTCCTGGGAGAAGATCGCGCAGCGGCTCGGCGTCTCCCGTCCGGCCGCGTGGGAACGCTACCGCCGCCAGGTCGAGGAGTAGGCCATGAGTCGCATCGAAGGGTTCGCGGTCATCCTCACCGAGCGCATCTCGGAGGAGGACGCCGACGCGGTCATGCAGTCCATCCGCCAGTTCCGTTATGTGGCCGATGTGAAACCGGTCATGACCACCACCGACAGCTACTTCGCGGAGATGCGGGTCCGGTCGGAGCTGGTCGACAAGCTGTTCGACTTCATCAGCAAGGAGATCCGAGGAAAGCAGTAGCCTCACCGGCCGACCTCCTGACGCTGCGGGTCGGGGAGTCCACGCAAGCGGATGACCTCGTTGTAGAGCGCGATCAGATGGGGCCGTTCATGCCACCAGCCGTCCGGGTCGGCCACGCGATCCCACTCCTCAACCCGCTCCCGTGTCGCAGCTAGGGCCAGCTCGACATCGGCGCAGCGGCGCCGGTAGTCCCAGTGCCCCTCCACGTAGCCGTCGACGTACTCGACGATATCCTCGGGTTCGATCATGTCGCCTCCTGGAGCGGATCGGGGAGCCGGCCGAGCGCGCTCTCCTTAGAGCCAAGGGTTGCTGTGGATCGCGTGCTCTTCGGGGAATTGACAGCAACCCACGCCCGACTCGGGCCGGTCCGGCACCTTGTAGTAGATGCGATGGGGAACATAGACAGCAGGACGTTCGCGGAGCAGGCGCGCCCATTCAGGGTCGAATCGGTCGGCTGCGTCAGCTAGCTGCATGACGGCCTCCATGAACCTTGCCTCATCCATGAAGAAAGCCGCATCTTTGCTCATCTCGCCTCCTGAAGTGGGTCTGGGAGCAGGCCGAGCGCGGCCGCCAACGTCTCCGGGTCCTGCGTGTAGAACTCCAACGACCCCAACCCCGCATGGCGGAGCGCATCCCGAACCAGGAACGGGTCGTGGGTCTGCCGACGGAGCCTCATCCTCCACTGTCAGGTCGAGGGCTGCCAGCCTGCCGCGTTCCGCGCCTCCCCGATCCGCTCGACCTCCGCCGGGAACGTCAGTAGGTCGGCCATGCCGAGGGCGAGCCGCTGCGGGATCGGGATGTGGAGCATGTCGGTGGCGTGGGTGGCTTCCTGGACGATGGTGGCGGCATAGCGCCACTGTTCGGCGGCGGCGTGGTAGTCCTCGAGCGTTGGCACTGGGCTTCCCTCTGTCGTATCTCTGCCGTTGTGGGAAGAGTTTAGCAGGAAGGTACCGACAAGGGAAGATTTTCGTGCCATGATTCATGGCATGGCCGACGACCTCATCACTCTCGCCGACCTCGCCCGCCGAGTTGGCCTGAGCTCACGCAGGGTCCGCCAGATCGCGGACGCCGACCCCGCCTTCCCGCCACGGCGGCGTCTAGGCCGCTACTGGGTCGTCTCCTACTCCGAGGCCCGCGCCTACTTCGCCGCCCGCGGCGTCCCAGGCAAAAGCGGTCGGCCCCGCCGCCAGCGCTGAGCAGACCACTCCCCCATCAGCGCTTCCGGCCGGCGCGGAGCTGCTCCAGGATGTCCCCCACATACCGTTCGGAGACGGTTACTTCACCCCCCCGGTTGATCGCTGCGGCGATCTCCCGCGGCTTCCGCGCGGCGAGCTCCGGATGCTCCACCAGATATCTCTCAACGTAAAGACGCTTGGCGCCGTAGACCGCCAGATCCACCCCGCCCGCATTGTGCCCGTTGCCCAGTTCGGAACCTGGGCCGCTGGCAGTTTCTATCCCGGGCCGGATCAGCTCGCCCTCGAGCGTGTCCTGCCTCCGAACGATCCGGGCAGGCTCCGCCGATGGGGGAGCGAGGTGGATAACATCCGCGCCGCTGGCGGCCGCCAGCATCTTCAACAGGTACGCCAACCCGAGTGTCACTAGGATCGACGCGACCGGCACCGCAAGCGCGATCGCGCGGACCTGCTCGGGAACACGGGTCGCGTTGAAGTACAGCGTGCCGGCCGCGGCGATCAGCACCAGCACGAACGGGATCGCGCGCGGGTAGGGAACGACCCTGCCGCGTTCCTCGACGCGGACCATGGACGCGGCGATCAGCAGCACCTCGAAGAACAGCAGTGCCATGTCTACCCCGATCGGGAACAGCCAGGCGTGTCCCTGGCCGAACTTGAGCGCGGGGTTCTCCGCGGCTTCGCGGAGCGCGAAGAAGCTCAGGGTGAACGCGGCGACGGCGACGCCGATGCCGAGCAGCAGCGCGACGCCGAGCACGGCACGCAGGTTAGATGGCAGCGAGGACCACATTCAGGTCTTCCTCCTTGGGGTGGTGGTCGTGGTGGGGGAGAGGCCCTTGGCCTTGTCGCCCGCATGTGCCCACGCGCAGCGGACGAACCCCACCGGGTCCTTCCCGAATCCGGGGCAGCCCGCCGCCAGAACCGCCGCCTGTCGATGGGCCGGCCGGGCCGCAGGCTTGACGCCCGGGGGAGTGGGGGACTGCGACAGCAACGAGACGAGCAGGGCCGCCGCAACCGCCTGCAAGATCAGCGCCACGGCCCACCGGTTGTCGAGCTCTTCCTTCCGGAACGCCACCACCACCGTCCCCAGCACGAACGCGACCAGGCCGAGTACCACCCAGCCGACCTGCGACATGCCATAGAGCGGACCGGAGAACCGGGCCCGGACGTAGACGACCAGACCGATCAGTCCCGCCACGACCGCCAGGACGAGGATGGTCTTGCCGCGGGGTCCGGAACGGATCGGCACGGTCGGGGTCGACGACGTCGGTGCAAGCGCTCGACTGGCCATCAACGTCCCCCCTCGATCGTGGCCACGGGATGCTGCAGGTCGAGGGCGTTCGTCGCGATGATCGTGCCGCCGAATGCGGCGACCGCCAGGAACAGCAGCCCCATCACCACCAGCACCGACGTGAACCGGCCACTGCGGCGGCCCTTGCGGCGCCGACGCCGCTTGGTCTTGCGGGTCTTGCTTGGCATCCGATCACTCCTTGTTTGAGCTTGGGTCAGTCCTTGGTGAAGGCCAGCCGGATACAGGCACCGACGAACACAACGACGAGTAGGACGGTGGCAACGCTCACGAGTCACCTCCCCCCAGCCTGGTAGGAACGGGCGAGGAACTGGCGGTAGGTACCGCGCGTGTAGGTGGTCCAGGGCGTCCAGTCGGCCCCGCCGCCGGAGATCCCATAGGCGGCACGCATGCAGGTCGCCGGGTCATACAGATCCGCGTTCGAGCGCAGATGGAACCGAGCACGCCGCGCCGGGCCGAGCTGGCCGAGCATGTTGATCTGCATCAGGCAGTAGGAGTCATCCGGCGGCACCGGGTTGTGCGCCTGCGGCCGACCGCCCGACTCGGCCAGCGCCACCGCCGTAGCGGTCACCGACTCCGAACTCGAGAACCCCGCCGCGCGGGCGTAGGCATGGATCCTCTCCGGGCTGAGCCGTGCGGCCGACCCTGGCAGAACCAGCGTGAGAGCGGCGGGGGAGTGCCGCTTGGGCTTGTGGGGCTTAGTGTCCTGCCCGACCGTATGCCGCAGATCGGTGGCGACCGCCAGGACGAACTCGCGCGGGTCGTGAACGTGATGGTCGGAGCAGTAGCCGTAGACCACCACCGCCAGCACGAACCACGGGGCCAGCTTCACCCGGGTCCGTACCGAGCTCCGCTGCTCGGGGTAGCGCGGGATCATGCGGCTCTAGCCCATCGGACGAGCGGCATGGGACGATCAACGAGCATCCGGAGACCACCTTCAGATGCAATGAGACCCGGCGGGGAGGTTGCGTCTTCCCGCCGGGCTCCCTGGCTTCACTTCTGCGGCTTCGCACGCTCCTGCTTGCCGCTATGCAGTTGTGGCGCCCACGCGAGGCGGATAGATCCCTGCCGCCCTCCCCTGCGGCACTCAAGTTTCCCTTTAACACAAGGGGAGCATAACCGTTCTGACCAGCGGCGTCTAGTGAGGCTTTAACGAATGCGCTATGCTCTGAGCATGGCAGAGCACCCAACCATCACCGACGCGCTGGAGCTGCTCGACCGCGCCCACCAGCTCGCCCGCCAAACCATCGCCCAGGCACCCAGCCCACAACAGGCACTCGAGTGGGCCGCTGCGTACGCCAAGGCCGCCGACATGATCCGCCGCAAGGCCTTCGGGCTCCGCGGTGATACCGCCGCCGAGATCTGGCGCAGCGAGGAGTTCGATATCGCCCTGGCCGACGTCGCCGAACCCTACGGCGTGACCGAGCAGCGAGCCTGGCAGATCATCCGGGAAGCGAAGGGGGAGTCATGACCGACCAATTGCTGTACGGGACCGTCGACCTCTGGGCCGTCGCCGCTGACGAGCAGGGCATCTGGGCACTCAATCCCCAGGCCCCAAGGCCCTGGCCAACCCCACCCCTGCACTACATCGAAGGCGACCTCAACCCCGCCCACACCGCCGCCGAGCTTGAACTCATCCAGCACGGCATCGACCTCGCACGGGTGCCTTGCCTGCACTCCACCTCCTGGCGCATCCAGGACCACGCGATGATCCTGCACTACTTGGCGATCATCGACGTCGGAGACGCGGTCGTCCGCCAACTGTACCCGCAGGCCAAGCCGTTCTCCCCGCACCTGCATGAGGTCGTCGGGCAGCCCCGCCACCACGGTGCCGCCGCACCGCCCGAGGAGAACCGCTACATCGACATCCTCCGCCACGGCGTTCGCCACTACCGGTTCCTCGGCGACATGGCCTCCATAGGCTACGACGAGCCCATCGGCCGGGCCCTGCCGGAGATCTGGCACCAGCAGCTCGCCAACGTCACCCCCGCGGTCGCCAAGATGTTCGGGCCCGTCACCGACGCGGCATAGGCCATGAGGACGGGTCCGTAATGTCGCGGGTTTACATAACGAGGATTATGGGGGAGTCGCGAGAGGGGTCAAGTTTACCTCGATCGGGGGTCCGGGAGGCGTCGGACCTCCGCCGCGATCTGCGGCTCGGCGCCCCGTGTGTACCGCTGGGTCGTCTCGATCTTGGAGTGGCCCAGCAGGATCTGGATGACCTCGAGGTCGGTGCCGTTGCGGCGCAGCGCGGTCGCGTACGAGTGGCGCAGCTGGTGCAGGGTCGCATGGAACCCGTTGGCGCGCAGCCACCGGCCACCCTCCACGCTGACAGTGGCCGGCTTCATCGGCCGCCCGTTGTACTCCCCGTCATGGTCCCGGCCCTCCACTAGCGGCCCCGACCGTGGCCGCCGTGCCAAGTAGGTGCGGATGAACTCGTAGGAGGCCTGGTGGAGTGGGATGTTGCGGCGCTTCTGCCCCTTGCCGTGGACCTCGATGAGGATGTCGTCGCCCTCCTCCCAGAACCGTTCGATCCGGGCGCCGGCGATCTCCATGCACCGCAGTCCCCCACCCCAGGCGAGCCAGCAGATCATCGCCATCCGCTCGTCGCTGCGTTCGGCGGTGGTGAGAATCGCGGCGACCATCGCATCCGGGAGGGCCCGCGCTGGGCCCTCCTCGACCTTGGGGCCACGTACCCCGAGCAGCAGGTGCCTGGGGAGCAGCTTGGGGTTGGTGGTGGCACACCACTCGTAGAAGCGGACCACCACCGCGGTGCGGTGCTTGCGGGTCGCTGCCGACAGCATCTCCCCCTTCCGCGGCCCCGACCGCGCCGGCAGGGCCAGCCATCGCAGCAGGTGCCGCTCAAGGTTGCGGCCATGCCACCGCGGCTGGTTGTCCGCGTCGCGTGGCAGGGTGGCCATGAAGTCGTACAGGGTCGCGCGGTAGTCGCCGACGGTCCGCTCCGAGTAGCCACGTTGCACCAGCATCCAGCTCCTGTACCGGTCGAACGCGGTGCCAAAGGTGACGATCCCCAACGCGTCCACGTCAGGGTCAAGGCCGAGCTGTTGCCGGATCCGGTCGGCCACCAGCAGCACCACCGCGAGGACGAACAGGTACAGCAGCGTGCGAGGGTTCAGGTGGTCGTAGATGAGGTCGTGGAGTTGGGTGACAGGGTCACGGTCACCGAGCAAGTGGAGATGGCGGAGCACCGGCGCTCCTTCCATGTTGGGGATGCTGTCCGCCATGGGGAGGCTGCGATGCTCACATCAAACGGCCGCTTTCACTATATGAAAGCGACGTACCCGTAACTACGGTCTTTAGGTCGTTACAGCCGGTTATAGAGCAAACGGGTACTCTAGGCCGGAACCGTCCCGCTCGGGATCTCGCGTTGGAGTTCGCGAAGCCAGCCGATCGCCCACTTCACGATGCCCGGGTCGGTGGAGTTGACCACTTGGCCGAGCGCGGTGGAGACCTTGAATCGGTCCACGGCCGGGTAATCCTCGAGGATCTTGACGGCCTCGGCGATCAGTTCACGCAGGTCGCGGACCTCGAGGTCCAGCGGTGTCGTCATTGGGGTTCTTCCTGCATGAGCTTGACTTCCTCCGGCGTGGCAGCCCGCACCGGCACTCTGGCGTAGCAGACCATGCAGAAGGCTCGGGAAGGGTTCTGGCGGCTTCGCCATTCGTCGGGAATGCCGTTGCCGCACCGTACGCAGATGACAGGTGGTGTCGTCATGCGGCTACCCTCTCAAGTTGCTGACCAGTGTGATCCCACAACCCGACCTTAGTGTGATCACGCAGGTCGGTTGAGGCACCGACCGCCGCGAACTCGCCGGTGTCTAACGCCGCGCGAAACCGCCGATAGCCGTCCTCGTCAAGGTCGGGCGGCCACAACCCCACGGTCTTCCACGCCCCCTCCCACTCCAGCCCCAGGAAGCGGATCAGGCGGGTGATCAGTTCGATGGTGGTCTCGTCGCCGGGCTTCAGTTCGCGGCTGCCCTGCGCGATGCGGCGGATCTGCGTAGGGTCCAGGCCTCGTCCGTCCGGCAGGATGCCGATTGCCGCCGCGATGTCGGCGCGGGTCCACCCTTTGGCAAGCCGCGCCTCTTCGACCATGCGGCCGAACTCTCGCGCTCCCATCTGCTGAGCTCCCTTCATCTGCCACGACCGGCTGCTGGCAGGCCACGTTGCCGTTTCTAGTCTGCCGTGACGCCACACAAGTGTCAATCACTACGTCGTCGTCCTACACCTGCACGAGACATGAATGTCTTCGTCTGACACTCTTGACACCCACGACACAGGTGTCTAGTCTCTGGTTCTCGACTCCAGGGGAGGCCACCACGTTGACCGGATCAACGATCGCCCGGCTCCGCCATGAGCGGAACCTCAGCCAGCACCAACTTGCCGTGAAGGCTGGTCTGACGGCCCGGACGATCTCCCGGCTGGAGAACGACAAGCACCCCCCGCGGCTGGAAACCCTCCAGGCACTCGCCGAGGCGTTCGGGATGACCCCGGACCGGCTGCTCGCCGAGGCCCGCAAGGACGCCGAGAAAGCCGCAGCCGCCGCAGGGGCACCCTCATGACCGGCACCTGCCTCCTCTGCGGCGCCCCCGCCACCAACGTCCTCGTCATTGACGGGGAGCAGTTCGAGTACTGCTCCGCCCATGTCACCCCGTCCGTCCCCGGGCGGGTCTCGGGTGGTGCCATGGCCGATGGTGCCGACCCCACCGACGGTTGCAGCCCTAGGGAGAGGGCTCCCGACGGTGAGCGGTCCGAGACCCGCCCGGTTTCCACGTCCGAGGCGGAGGTGGCGGGACCGGCGACGGCCGCGCCCTTGGGTAGGTGGATCGCCTCCGCCTCGGACCATCAGCCCATCGCCATTGACGAGTGGACCGAGTTCCGCCTCTCCGGCCCCATCACCAACATCAACATCCCAGGGGGGATCTTGTAATGACCGTCCTACTCATCGTCGTTGGCTATCTGGCCGGGTCGCTGCTGCTGGCGGTCGGGGTCGGCCGGTTCATCCGCGCCGGCCACCGACCAACCCCGCCCACACCGCCGTACCGGGTCGGCGACCCCACCACCTACCGGAAGAGACCGTGAACGCCAGCGGCGCCAGCCCTCGAGAGACCGGCGCCGCCAACACCCGAACAGAGCACACCACAGGGAAGGAAAGGTAGCACATGAGGTCCACATCGCCATTCGCCGGCAAGACCGTGAAAGTGAAGCCCGCCGCCACATGGGATGGGCTCATCGACGACGCTGAATACCGCGTCGAGGACTGGTGGCAGAACGTCTACGGACAGTCCTGGATGACCGCAGAAGGCAACCCTGCCGCGCTCATCTACGCAATGCGAGCCGCCACAGGGGGGCTACCAACCGACGATGAGGTGCTCTACGGCAAGGTCGGTCCCTTCGGCTACCTCGTCCACATGCAGGAAATCGGCGATGTGGTGACCTCGTGACCGTCGCCGCGCCGCCGCTGCCGAGCACCGTCGAACTCGACATTGCCATGGCCCGCATCGACGACGCGCTGCTCCGGCTGTGCCTCCTCGGCGACACCGTGCCCAGCGGGGACCGTCACCAGATCCGCAACGACCTGGCCGCCGCGGTCGCCGCGGTGGTCACCCATCGTCGCCTCCACGCCGCGGAGGTGCGCTGATGGCGACACATGTCTGCCCGGCGGATGGGTGCGAGGTCGAGGTCGCCATGGACAAGCTCGCCTGCCCGGTGCATTGGGCACGGGTAAGTCGGCCCACGCAACAGCGGGTCTATCAGACCTGGAGAGCACGCAAACGGCTAAAGACGCTGGAGACGATACGCGCTCATCACCGAGCGATGACCGCCGCCGAACTGGAGATGAACAGCGACCCCGGGGAGGAATCCTCATGACCTCCGCGACCCGGGTCACCCATCGTGACCTGATCATCCCCGTCCACTGGCTCCGCAGGGTCGCCATGTGCGACGACCCCCAACTCCCGGGAGTGCTGCGGGAGAAGTACCGGCGACTGGCGGACGAACTCACCCGCGACCTCGACTCGTGCCGGCAGGATCTGCTCCACCAGGAGGCCGCCGAATGATCGACCTCGCCAAGGCGCAGCAACTCTGCGACACGCTGACGACTGATAGGACCGTGCAGGCGGTCAAGCGGTACGCCCTGAACCTCGACGTGCGGCTCGTGGATGCCACCGCTGCATTGGAACTGCTACCCGGCCTGATCGCTGAACTGCGCGCCACGCGGGAGGTCATCGAGGAAGTTCGGCGGTGGGAAATCGGCGACGAGTGGACCGACATCATGGCCGCCATCGCCGCCTACGAAAAGGTCACAGGGGAGGCGAGCCGCTGATGCCGCATGTGCTCGGACCCGTCGACGGGCCACCGCCACCCACCAGCAACGAAACCCTGCTCCGTGAGGCGGTCGACCGGCTCCGCCTTGAACTGGACGAGTGCCGTTCGGTCATCGCTCTACACCAGCAGAACGGCTGCGGCAAGCAGCTCTACGCCGAAGGGCTCCAAAACGAGCTGCGCGCAGCGCGGGAGGTATACGCCGAGCTTGGCCCCGTTCTCGAGCCGCTGCGGGCCATGCACGGCCGTCATCCCGGCACCCGCATTCCGCCATGCGGTTGGTGCCGTCTCATCTTCGCCTACGACAAGGCCATCAAGGCTATGGGGGGCAAGTGATGGCTAACAAGAGACACGACCCCCGAACGGGCCGGTTCGTCGGCCGGTTCGCCAGCCGCCAGACCCTCCGGCGGCTCGCCGACCTCCCCGACCAGGAATGGGCCACCGACGAGGCTGCGCTGGCCATCCTCGAGGGCGGCATCGCCCTGGCCATCTCCGGCGGCTGGCAGCCACCAGCCGAGGTCGAACTGGACGGTACGCCATGAGCGTCCGCTACTTCCTGGTCACCGCGCCCGACGAGACGCGCATGCGCATGTGGCTCAACACCACCTACGCCAATTGGCTGGAAGGTCGCCCCAACCGGAATGGCGGCGAGACTTGGTCGGTGACCGTGTTCGGCGAGCATGCCAGCCACTTCATTGAGGTGGCTCTGGCCATGCCCGTCACCCTCGAGGAGATCGAAGGCGCTGGAGACGCCGAGCAGTACCGACTGCTGGTTGGCGACCCCGGAACGGGCTGGGGCGAGCCATGACCCGCGCGACCAGTCTCGGCAGTCTCGCCAAGCCGGTCGGGAATCTCCACCGTCCTCCCGGTGTCAACCTGCCACTTGGCAGGCCCGCCCCGAACTTCGGCGCTGGGCTGGCATGCCAAGATCCACACTGGGACCCGAATTGGTGGTTCGCGCCAGACCGGGATCTTGGCCTGTCCTATGACGATGCGGAGCATGCCAAGAAGCTGTGCAAGTCCCGCTGTCCGGCACTGCGCGAGTGTTTGGCGTGGGCGCTGGCCACAGGGGAGCCGAACGGGATTTGGGGCGGCATGTTGCCCCAGGAGCGGCACAAGGTCCGCCGGAACCTTCGGAGGCCCCCGTGACCTGGAACCTGGCGGCGCAGCTGGCCGGCGCGTTCCTCCTCGGCGCGCTGTGGATGTACCGGCGGCAGCGGCACCAGATCCGCCTGTTCGCCGAATTCCTCGCGCGCGCGACCGCGGACCTCCAGGACGACCTGTTCGATCACCTTGCTCACGACGACCCCGACGACGACCCCGCCACCATGGACGCTGCGCTGGCGCACCCGCCGGCCGGCTACTGGCCCGACATGAACTAGGAGTCCCTGATGGTCCACCCGCTCAACAAGCGAGAGCGCAGCACCCACCGCGACGAACATCCAGGCGAGCAGGGCATGCGGGTCAGCGTCGCGCTCGACCGCGAGAACCAGCCGTCCCAAGTCGCGCGCGAACGGGTCATCCGCTACCTCGCTCAGTCGGCGCTGATCCAGGCATGTGCCGAGAGCTACGGAGAGGGCGGCTAATGAGCGAACTTGAGCTTGGCGCCGACCGGCAGGCGTTGACCCTATTCGGCGACGCGACCCCACACGTCATCGTTGCCCGTGCCACCGCCATCGCCGACGTGATCGCACCCCTCATCCGCGACCGTCAGCTCGTCAAGCGGATCCACCAGTCCGAACACGTCTACCTCGAAGGATGGACGCTGGCCGGCACCATGCTCGGGGTGTTCGCGACCACCGCACGAACCTGGGAGATCGGCGACGACGACGGGTACGGCGCCACCGCCGAGGCCCGCACCCTGGCCGGCGCGCTCGTCGGCCGCGCCGACGCGGTCGTCATGCGCAACGAGGAGGTCGGCACCGACCCCAAGACCGGCAAGCCGATCCGCAAGTGGGAACGCGCCCCCGCATTCCAACTCTTGAGCATGGCGCAGACAAGGGCGAGCTCGAAGGCGCTGCGGATGCCGCTCGGGTTCGTGATGAAGCTGGCTGGCTACGACACCACTCCCGCCGAGGAGATGGACGCGGCCGCCGCCCGCGGGGAAACCGTGTCCGGCGGTAAGGGTGTTGCTCCAGGCTGGAAGGACCTCGCCGAGCAGCAGCGCGCCCACGCCGACCTCGGCGAGCTCATCCAGCAGCGCGGCCTGCGGGAGTGGGTCGCCACCTGGCTCGAGTCGAAGGGCTACACCCGTCCACTCGCGAAGGGGCAGCTGAACCAGCTCCGCCGCGCGATCGAGCGGGAGCAGGGTTCCAGCCGGCCGGCCAGTGACGACGACGACCCTGGCCGGCCGGCTGGTGCCAACACGTCGGCACCGGGGCACCCCCCCCGCCCCGGTGCCGACCAGACGTCCAGCCCGGGACGAGCAGACCGACGGGACGAGAACGGGGAAGGGTCCCAAGAGTCCGCGACGACTCCCGGGCTGGACGACCACGACAGCGGCGGTGAGGACTGATGCCCGCCATCAGATACGACCGTTGCAGGGAATTCGACTACGTCATTGACGGCGAGATCGTGCATTTCTCCTGGCACGGCTCCCGATGCACTGCCCTCTGGCGCAAAGGTATTGACGGCTGGATCCGCTATCTCTTCACCGCCGTTCGCTGCTACTGCCCATGCGGGCACAAAGAAGGTGGGGCCGATGCCTGAACGATCCGCCGCCATCACCTGGACAGACACCGGCCGGCTGGTGTGGACCCACGACCCCTCCACCGCGGAGCTTCACCGCATACGCGCCGAGGTCGACCGGGTCGCCGACACCATCATTCCCCTACTGGTGTGGGTCATCCATGACATGGCCGGGCTGGATCTCACCCTGCTCCGGACGTATCTGGCCTCCGAGCGTGGTCGCAGTGGCTGACGCCTGCCTCACCTGCGGCCATGAACGGGCTACGCATGTCCCCGGTGCCTCCACCTGCGCCATTCCCGGTTGTACCTGCGCCGCCTACGTGCAAACCGAACTGGTCGATGCCTGCATTACCTGTGGCCACGGAGAGCGAAGCCACATGATCTTGTGGGACACGCCGACGACCGGTCCATGCCGCGTTACCGACTGCACCTGCACCAAGTTCGAGCAGGCCAATCCCACGGTCGAGCGGGGTGACGTCGACCTCCACCAGGCCATCCAGGCGGCAACCACGGCGCTCTGCGATCAGCACCCAGCCATCGGCCTGTCCGACCCATGGGCCCAGGTCGCCCGCATCGCAGTAGAGGCCGCAGCCTCGGTCCTGCTCCAGGCCATCCGGGACCGGCTCGCCGACCTCGAGGTGCAGGTCGCCGAACTCCGCGACCTCCTGGAGCAGGCGAACCCACGGATCGGAACCCTGCTGGCCGGTGACGACCACTACGCACTCAAGGCGCGCATCGAAACCGTGCTCCAGGTCGACGGGCCCGCCAGAGGCCACGCAATCCTCGCCGAGGTCCAGCGGTTGCACGCGCTGACCGCCGTGGAGGATGTGCCGGCCCATCCGTTCGTCGCCGAGCAGCGCAGCAACCTCTGCCTGCTCTTCGTCCAGGGTGGCCGGACATGCGGCAAGGAACGCGACGACCCCATCCACGCCCTCGACCAGGCGGCACAGCGGGAGGGACAGTGATGGCCACCGTCATCGACCATGTCCAGTGCGGCTCCGACGGGCGCCATCTCCAAGGCCGGATACCCAACGCGGTCGCGGTCGTGTTCGACCTGTCACGGCTGCTGTGGTGGAACGACGCCTACCCCATGTGCGCCGAATGCCTCACTCAGCCATGGGTCGCCGACGACCCACTCACCCGCGTCCTCTATCTCGACCAAGCGGCACAGCGGGAGGGCGACCGGTGAAGCTCGACCGGATGACCTGCCCCACCTGCGGGCGGCAAGTCGCGTTCCGGCTCATCCGTCCGCCCAGAGTCAACCGTGGCCGGCCCATCCCAGGGATCAGAAAGCCCGTCCGCCACAAGCAGCAGACACTCGTCGAGCCGTTCCAGACCGTCATCAGCGACCGATGGTGCCCCGCTGGCGAACCGCTCAGGGGAGGGTGAGCCATGACCGATCAGGGTTGGATGATGGTCGACGACGGCACCTGCCTCTCCTGCCTCCAAGGACAGGACTGGCTCTGCACCAAACCCATCGAATCCTACGGCGACCAGTGGGACCGCAGGATCCGGCTGCTGTGCTGCTGCGACAACGGCTACCACGTCGGCTACTTCGACCCGGACCTTGGGGACTCATGGCGCTGGCAAGGAGACCAGCCATGACCGCCATGGTGAACCCCCGGGTCGGGCGGGCCATCATCCGCGGGTCGCACGCCAGTTCGCTTAGGCACTCTGACCTGCGGGTTCATGCTATGATCCGGGGTAGTGAACGGCCGGGCGGCGCGCGAACGCCCCCGGCCACGGCCCACACCTACGTAGGAGGTAGGGCGTGATCAAGACTACCCGTGCGCTCCCCCAACGCGCACCCACCGCCACGGTCACCCTCCCCGGCGGCCAGCAGCTCGTCGTCTGCCTCGACTGCTCCGACGAGCTCCGCACCAGCTACCCACCGCTGGCATGCCACTTTCGCGACTGGCACCTCGTCCAACACCTCCACAAAGACAGGAGGGGCGAGGTTGATCTGGAAGCGTAACGAGGCGCAGCCGACCCGCTACAACGGCGCCCTCTTCCGGTCCTACCTCGAGGCCAAGGTCGCTGAGGAACTCGACCGCCTAGGTGTCGCATGGGAGTACGAGTGCGACGCCCACCACGCGCTCATCTGGCCCGAGGAGCTTCCATACCTCCCCGACTTCACGATCGTGGCGCCACTCCCCGATGACCTTGACCTGCCAACCTGGGTCGAGGTCAAGCCTGCGGATCTGCTGTTCGCGCTCCGCGACCACATCGGCATCCCAGAGCGGTTCGACGGCATCCACCGGGAAGAGATCACCGCGCAGGAGATCCACGACGCCGGCATCGAGGAAATCTGGAAACCGAAGCGGCTCGCGGAGCTATCCGGCCGGGATGCGCTGGTGGTCTACCAGATCAACCGGACCCGATCGCTCAGCATCCTCATGACGCCAACCTTCATCGAGCTGTCCAAGTCCCATCCGCTCGTCAACCACAAGAAGGTCGTGGCAGATCAGGAGCGAGCGGAACGCGAGGCGCAGTGCCGAGCCGACGCGGCACAACGACAGGCCGAGTGGGAGCAGCAGCGGCAGTTGGAGCTTGCCAAAGCAATCGAGTACGCCCGCGACTACGGACGCCCCGCACGCTATGACGGATCGTGCCTCTGCGGCCGGCAACAGCCAGCGGAAGCCATCGTCGTCTTCCAGGCAGATGGCCGATGGGTCGCCATTTGCAGAGCGCATTTCGAGGGAGCGGGAGGGCGATGAGTGACACCACTCGAGCGATTCCGGTCAGCGCTCGAACAAACCGGCAGCAGACAGACATCGCCGGGCGCCTGGACCTGCCCAGCCCACGACGACCAGCACGCCAGCCTCTCAGTCAAGGAGGGCCGCGACGGCCGGGTCATCCTCAACTGCCACGCCGCGGCGGGCTGCACGTTCGAAGACATCGTCCGAGCGGTCAACCTAGAACCTCAAGACCTGTTCCCACCCAAAGAACAGAGCAACGGGTCGCGGTCCATCATCACCGCGACCTATCCCTACACCGACGAGAACGGCCACCTGCTGTTCGAAGCGGTCCGCATGGCACCCAAGGCCTTCCGGCAACGCCGGCGGCCCTGGTCGACCGACCCCCTCGAAGCCATCCGCGACGGGTGGGTCTGGAACCTGCACGACGTCCGACGCGTCCTCTACCACCTACCCCAGGTCATCGGCGCGATCGAACGTGGCAAGGAAGTCTGGATCGCCGAAGGCGAGAAGGACGTCGCGGCGCTCGAGCAGGCAGGCGCCTATGTCGCCACCTGCAACCCGATGGGCGCCGGGAAGTGGCGCGATGAATACTCCAAGTTCCTGGAAGGCGGCCACGCCGTGGTCGTCGGCGACCTCGACCCTGCCGGCCGGGCCCACGCCGAAACGGTCGCCCGCAGCCTCCAAGCTGCCGGCTGCACCGTCCGCGTGGTCTACCCCGCCAAAGGAAAGGACGCCTACGACCACCTCGACGCTGGGCTCGGCCTGGACGACTTCATCCCCGCAGAAGGTGCACAGCAACGCCTCGACGATGCCGAGCCGACCGCCCCCAAGGCGCCACTCGCCGTCGAGATCCACGACTTCCTCGACGCACCCGAAGACGAATACGACTGGCTCATCACCGGACTCCTCGAACGGACGGACCGGATGATCCTCACCGGACCCGAAGGCGGCGGGAAATCCACGCTCCTACGGCAGATCGTCGTGGAGGCCGGCGCCGGCCTCCACCCGTTCACCCTCGAGCCGATCGACAAGATCCACGTGCTCTACGTCGACCTCGAGAACGCCAAGAGCCACGTCCGCCGCCAACTCCGCCCGCTCACCCTCAAGGCCGGCCCGAAGCTGGACCGTGACCTCGTCTACGTCACCGTCCAGTCCGCCGGCATCGACCTGCTCCACCAGACCGACGTTGACTGGCTGGAAGCCCGCATCGCCGAAGCCACCCCCGAGCTGGTCGTCATCGGACCTCTCTACAAGATGTCCGCTGGCGACCCGACCTCGGAAGAAGTGGCCCGCAAGGTCTCAGCCGTCCTCGACGACCTCCGCACCAGCCATGAGTTCGCGCTCATCATCGAAGCTCACTCGCCCCACGCCGCCGGCGGCGGACGCCGACCCCAACGCCCCTACGGTGCCTCCATGTGGCTGCGCTGGCCTGAGTTCGGGATCTACCTCGACGCCTCGGGCTCGCTGACGCACTGGCGCGGCGCGCGCGACGAACGGGACTGGCCGACGACGCTCCGCCGCGGCGGCGAGTGGCCCTGGACCACAACCGACAACCCTCGTGAGGAACTGTGGGAACTGCTCTGCGCCTGGGTCGACCGGTACGGCCGCGTTCCATCAATCCGGTCGTTGGAGGCCGAGACCGGCAAGCCCCGAAGCTCCATCCAACGCGCCATCAAGGCCCACCAGGACGTGTGGGACGAGTTCAAGGCCAAGTACGGGGAGACGGACGCGTGAAAGTGGCCTACCCGCTGTTTTACCCCGCTGACCTGCTGGGACACTCTAGATCCGTTACGCCACAATGGTGTACCACTGCTGTCCCACTGTCCCAAATAACTGTCCCAACCCTAAAACCGCAGGTCAGAGCCCATATTTGGTGGGTGGGACAGTCTAGGTGTCCCAACCACCCTGAAACCGCAGGTCAGGGCACTGTCCCACTGTCCCACCCTTCGGGTAGGACCTGTCTGGGACAGGGTCCAGTCCCACCCGAGGAGGACACGTGACCCGGGTGAAGGTCCGCTGCGCGAACCCGCAGCCGACCCTGGCCGGCCCGTGCACCTGGACCGGCGTCCGCGCCGGCCGGACCGTCACCACCAACGGCGGCCGCACGTTCCTCCAGCCCCCGACCCGTAAGCGCTGTCCCCGCTGTGGCGGCCCCGTCGAGGAAGCCCCGTGACCCCGCTCGACCTTCCCCCCGACCCTGAGGAGACGACGTGAAGCACGCCCGACCCGACTATGACCGCTTCCAGGACCCCGACAAGCTGATCCCCGACGACGAACCCGTCTTCCTGCTCCGCGGGCAGGACCTATTCGCCCCTGTGGTTGTCGAGGCGTGGGCTGCGCTCATGGCGGCGACCGGCGACCGGGTGCTCTGCAATCTTGCTGCCAGCCAAGCGGCCTTCATGCGTGCATGGCAGATCGAACATGCGGTAAAGACCCCGGACCTGCCGGAAGACGTCGACTGACGCCTGACCTACCCGACTCCCGAGGAGCACCCGTGTACGCGACCAACGGCAACATCACCATCCACACCCGACCCGACCAGATCATCATCATCACCGACCGGTTCGGCACCGCCGTCCACCTGAGCCCCGCCGACGCCGAGTTCGTCCGGGACGCCCTGGACCCGGTCGACGTCGCCCCGTGACCCAAGGAGCACCGATGCCCGACCTGAAACCGCTAGCCGACTGGCAAGTGCACATGGCCATCTGGGGCTACGACACGTGGGGCGACCACGACGGCATCGCGTTCATGGCCGAATGCCCGGGAGCCAGAACGATCGGGCGACATGTCTGGTGGGACCGTGACGCGGCCGCGCTTGCCGACGAGTGGATCAGCGATGGTGATTCGTGGCATCGCGTGCCTGAGTACTGGGCGCTACCTGCGGTCGCCGAGTTGCGGATGCGGTCCGGTGTCTGACCTTCCCCCGACCAAGGAGCACCCCATGCCCGACCCTGAGATGTGCGCCATCTGCGGCGACCGGACCGCGATCGTCTTCGGCTCCGACGACGACCTTGACGGGCAGCTCGACGAGGACGAAGGCGTCTGCTCCTGGTGCGCGCTCGTTCTGTTCGACTACGAGGCCACCGATGCCTGACGTTCCCGTCGGCGCCCACCCCTGCGCCACCTGCCCCCGCCACATCTGGGGCAAGGTCGAGCAGTGCGGGTCGTGCGTCGGCAACGCCAAGGAGCGGTGATGAGCGACCCACACGGTTACGTCTCGCTCGACGGTCCGCTGCCGGTCGGCTGTGACCTGACCCCGGAGCAGGCTGCGGGCATCGAGCCGCCACCGGCCGACCCCGACCCGCAGGAAACATCATGAGCAAGGTACTTGTCATCGAACTCCCCGACGAAACGAACCTCACCTCCACGATCAAGGCGATGAACGCGGTCCAGGTCGCCAACATCGAACGCTGCCGAGTCTTCGCCGCAGTCGGCGAGCACCGCTTCAGCGTCCTCGCAGTCTTCGACGCCAACAAGGTCGACCTCGACCCGTAGGAGACCCCATGAGTGACATCTCAATCGAGTTCATCCGCACCTGCGGCATGGCCGAAGGGATCGCTCGCCAAGCCCAGGCTGGCACGTGCGCCATCGACGGGTGCGACCAGGACTGCGAACTCGAATTCCGCCATACGACCGACGACGCGATCACCTGGGTCCCGCTGTGCGTCAACCACGAGATCGACCGCTACCACGGTGAGCCGCTCGAGTACATCGTCCAACTCCACGGATTCCTGCCGCGTTGCCAACCCATCGTGACCGTCCCATGACCGTCCCAGAGGTCCACCCCATGAGCGATGACGGGGCACGCGTCGAACTCGACACCATCTGGCAGCGCATCAACGGCAAGGAACGCGTCCGGGTCAAGCGTGTCTGGTTTTGGCCCGACCAAGGCTGGACCGTCCGAGCGCACCCCATCCGAGGCGGCGCGATCCTCATCGCCGACCAGGACTGGTTCCTGGAGAACTACGCCAAGGTCGAGCTGACCATCCCCGACCCGTAGGAGACCCCATGACCCACGTCTGGGCTGTGCGCTATGGCAACTATTACCCCCCAGAGGTGATCGCCCTCTACGACAACGAACAGGCCGCCCAAGAGCACGCTGCCACAGGTGACGACCCGCTGGAGGTCGTCGTGCTGGAGGTACGGAGCAAGGTCGAGCCGTCCCCGTCCGGTCCCGAGGAGACCAGTTGACCCAGCCGCCCGGCTACCGTGGCCCGCTCGACCCGGGTCGGGACCCGAACCTCGTCATGCGCGATGGCGTGGCGCAGAACCTGATCGCCGAAATCTGCTGGCTCCACGAAGAGCTGCTCGCCAAGCTCGACCGTGACATCGAACGTGCCGCCCTGCCCAACACCGAACCGGCCTCCGGCAGGGTCACCGGATCCAGCGACCACGACCAGATGGAAGCATGCAGCCTCGCGGTCGCACAGGCACAGCGGGACCGCGACCGGCAACGCAAGAACGCCCTCGGTGAGCTACGCCGCATCATCGCCTACTACGAAGAACGCCTCGGCCGACGCCCACCCAAGCGGCCCCCGGTGCAGTCGATCGACTACCAGGCCGACGGCAAACGGAGAGTCGGATGACGCATCTCATCCATGAGTACGGCATCACTGGATTCGTACCGGTCATGCTTTGTGCGCTCATCCTGCTCGTCATGCTGTTCACGCCAAGCGATGATGGGAAGTAGGAGCCAGATGAGGCCGAGCACGCAATCCGTCAAGCGGACGGCGCCGCAGGTCAGGGCTTGCATAACCAGTCCGGCACATGATTTCATCGCGGTACCTGGAGTGTGACCATGCCACGTTGGGCGGGCACCACCACACAGCGAGGCCTCGGCGCAGAGCACCAGGCCCTCCGCAAGCGCAAGCTCGCCACCCTAGTTGACGGCACACCATGCCGACGGTGCGGCCACCCCATGTACCACCCCAAGCGCTGCCCCCATGGCCCATGCTGGATGTGCCGTCTCGACCTCGGCCACCCCGAGGACGCACCACGTTTCCTCGCACGCAACCTTGTCGACCATGCCCGACCCAGCCATGGTCAGCGTGAGCTTGAGCATCGGCACTGCAACCGCAAGGCTGGTGCCCAACTCCTGAACAAGCTCAAGCGCCGAAGGCGCCAACACTCGCGACAATGGTGAAACGGACTCAACTCGCAATCCGAACGGCGACCCCTGCGGAC